ATATTTTATATAGCTTTATTTATTTTAAAATATTTTATAAAAAAGTATTGTAAAAAACTATTGACTTTTATTTTAAGTATGTTATAATATAATCAAGTTAAAGGTAAACAAACAAAACAAACTAGGAGGACAAAACAAATGAAAACAATAACAGTAGATGGAAGAACATATGAAGTTGTTAAGAAAATGCCAAAAGGATTTGTAGTTTGGAATATTGGAGTTATGAAAGGATATGAAGAATATTTACCATTATGTGAAACGATTGGAAAGAGCTTTAATGTAAATATTAAAACATTGAAAGTAATTAAACTAGATACAGAGAGTGTAAAGATTTTAAATAGAGCTTCTGGTTATGGTGTTGATTGTTTAAGAAAAGCAAAAACAACATTGAATAGAGTTGCAAAAAGTAACATGATGAAAAGAAAACAAGAACTTGCTGAAATGTCATTACCAATATTTGAAAAGATTTCATAATTTAATAAAAAGTTTTAATTATGCTATTGACAAAACAAAATGTTAGTAGTATAATTAAATCAAGTTAAGAGATAACAAACAAAACAGAAAAGGAGATAACAAAAATGAAGAAAGAATTTATTAAAAATAATAATTTAACAGGAATTGTTATAGAGCTTGTTGATGGTCTTGGAATGAGCAGTGCAGATGCTATTGAATATGTTTATGATATGAAAACAATGAGCAATGAAGAATTTGCTAAAAAATATTTAAAATAAATGTTGACAGCATTTGAAACATATGTTAATATAGTTTTAGAAACAAGAAAGAAAACAAATTAGGAGGAAATAAAAATGGTAAAATATGTAGAGTTTGAAACAATCGTATTAGCAACATACAGAAGAGGATTGGCTAGTTTTGAGGAAGCAGAAAACAAGTTGTATGGATATCTGAAATGTATGACAGATATAGGAGTGTTAGAAGTGCATAGAGCAAGCGAGGAATTACAGATTTCAGTAAAGAAACTTTTAGATATTTCAAATAGAAAATAGGAGATAAAACAAAATGACACCATACAACTACAGAAAGCTACGGAGAAAAGTAAAAAGAAAGGTGAGAATGTTCAAAAGAGCGTTCCGAGACTTTTGGAAAGAATGGGGCATAACAAAACAGGATTTTAATGATATCATAGCTTGTTTATCATTGTTTGGAATGATTTATATGCTATCAATAGTTTGCATAATCGTTTTAAAATAGATGTTGACAAATAAAAAGCAAAGTGATATAATTAAGACATAAAAAGAAAAGGAGAACAAAACAAATGAGATTTGAAGAAATGAAAGTTGCAGAGTTAAAACAGGAGTCAAGAAACAGAGGACTCACATTAGAAAGTAAAGGACATAAGTTTACAAAACGGGAGCTGATTGACAGACTTAATGCTTATGAGAATGAAGTTGTTGAAAAACAGCCAGAATCAAACAACGAGGATAATGAAGCATGGGGTGAAGTAAAAAGCGAAACAAAGGTAGAAAAACCAGTTGAAACAAAAGAGGTTAAAACAAGTACAGATGAAACAGAAGAAAGAAAATTTGCAACACTTGAAGAAATCGAAATGAAATATGGTTCAAGAAAAGAGCAGAGAATTTATGATAATGTTTTACAGGTTGGGTGCATGATTTGTTATGTTAGATTTATTGAAACAAAACATGGAAAACTTTTAAAGAAGTTAGGAACAGCAAAAGTTGTCGGAGTAAATAGAAGAAAGGAGCTTGTAAGAGTACAGACACCAGTAGGAGAAGAGAAAGAGTTAACATTTGATGAACTTATTTTCATTCGTGATGTAAATGTCAGAACATATCCTAAAGATATCAATTCAGTATTATATGTACAGAGACAGGCAGTAAAAGAATACAAGGAAAGGACAGGACAGAAGAATGAATACAGCACAGATAGAGCAGAGCGTTAGAAGATTGTATGAAGCACAGCAAGAGAAAAAGAAGTTTGATGAATACTACAATGAAGTAAGAAAAAAAGAACAGATTACAGTAGCAAATTTCATGTTTACAAATCTTCCAAAAGGAGAAGAGACTTTTGATATTGAGTTAAAAGATGGGATGAACTATTACACAAATCATGTGAAACTTAAAGTAACAAAAGTTAGAAGAAAGAAGCTAACATGGAAGTTTGAAAAGTTAAAACAAAACATTTCAAAACAGTTGTACAAAACAGTTGTGAACAAAACATACAAAGTAAATGATATGGATGGACTTATTAAGTATTTGAAACAGTGTGGAGTAGATGCGAAGAAGTTCAAAAAGTTCATTGATGTTGAAGAAAGTATGGACGAAGCAAAGTTAGACAGAATGTATGAAACAGGCAAAATAAGTAAAGAGGACAAAGCGCAGTTAGGAAAATGCTGTGATGTTGAAATATCAGAGCCATACATTAAGATAACAGAACAGAAAGGCTAGAACAAGATGCATGATAAGAACATATGGAGGAAAGGAACTTGCGAAAGTATTAATCTATTATGGAATTGTTGAAGAAATAACAGCAACAGAGTTTAATATTATATGTCCTTTCCATGATGATATAAACCCATCAATGAGAATTTGTTTAGATGATGGAACATTTTTTTGTTTTGGTTGTGAAGCAAAAGGAAATGCATTAGATTTTGTTATGAAAGCACATCCAAAGTTAAATGATTTACAGGCATGTTGTTTGTTAGAACAAATATTACATAGTGATAAGATAGAAAAGCTACAGATAAAGGTCAAAAGAAAGCGCAAGAAACAAAGTAAGCAAGCACTGATTGAAGCAAAGGATTATTACTATGGATTAAAAACAACAGATTGGAATGAAGCAAACAGTAAGGATGAAAAACAAATAATTGAATACATGAAGAAACGTGGATTCAGCAAACGTGCATTGAATGTTTCAAAGTGTAAATACAATTATAATGTAGCTTATCCATTTATATTTCCAATATTGGACAATGGAAAGTTTATGGGATGGGTAGGTAGAACAATGAATCCGCATGTTGAAAAGAAAAGAAAGTACTTGTATAATGAGGGATTCAGAAAGCGTGATACATTATGTGGAACTTATGAAGAGAACTGCATTCCATATATATGTGAGGGGTTCATGGATTATTTAAGTCTTAAAACACGTGGGCATATAAAGAATGTTGTTGCAATTCTCGGATGGCATATATCAGATGAACAAGTAAATAAATTAAAACAAAAAGGAATTACAACAGTAATATCTGCATTGGATAATGATGAATGCGGAATAAAAGGAACAGAGTATTTAAAGCGGTTTTTTAATGTTATACGCTTTGACTATCCAGCTGATAAAAAGGATGTGGGGGAAATGTCAGAGGAAGAAATAAAAGCCGCTAAACAGCGTTCTAGGAGGGTCAGAAAGCATGGTGCTGAAATATAAAGTAACTTGTAAAATGAATTTGTATCACAAAGATACATTGGAAAAATTAACGATTGACAGAACAGTACATGGAGAGTATAATGAAGAAAGTGAAGAGTACAAACTGATTTGTAGCGAATATGAAACAAAATTCGGATTTATGCGTAATGAAGATAAAGCAAGTTTTGATGAAATGCTTTTAACAGAACTTGTAAAACAAGCAAAACAAGTTGTGAAAGATTCAGTTAGTAATATAGCAAATGTTATAAAGCAATGTTACCTTGAAGATGTAAATGCATATATAGAGTTCGGTGGTTATATCATAAATCCAAAACAGTTTTGTGCGGTAGAAATCGGTGAGTATAAAACAAACATATCAAAAGAATAAAAGGAGAAACAACATGGGAAAAATTAAGTTATCAGACATTAAAAGTGAGATTAGCAAGAGTGGAACAAGTAAAGGAAAATTTATGTTTTTTAAAGAGGACTCAAAAGCAAGAGTTCGTTTCTTAACAGATATGGAAGATGGTTTAGAAATCAAGTTTCATGATAGTTTTGCTTTAGGTGTAAACGTTCCATGCCAAGAGGAATTTGGCAGAACTTGTGAGTACTGCGAAGACGAGAATCTGAGAACACGAAAAATGTACCTTTGGAGTGTATACGACTACGAAAGTAAAGAAGTAAAACTGTTAATGGCAGCAGTTAATAACTGCTCACCAGTTCCAGCACTTGCTTCATTGTACGAAACATATGGAACACTTCTTGATAGAGATTATGAGATTAAAAGAATTGGAAAAGGTCAGAACACAACATATTCTGTTATTCCATTAGACAAAGCAAAATTTAGAAATAACAAAGTAAAACCATTGTCTGATTCAGCGATTTTAAAATATATTGATAAGGCATATCCATCTGATAACAATGAAGATTTTGAAGAGGATGAACCTAAGAAGAAACCAAACAAAACAAAAACAAAAGCTAAAACAAAAGTAGAAGAAACAGATGATTGGGATGAAGAAGAAGACGAAGCAAACGATTATGAAAGCATGAAACCACAGGAGCTTTATAAGCTGTGTAAAGAGCGTGACATTGATTGTAAACCGAAGAAGTCAAAAGAATATTACATTGACCTTTTGGAAGAAGCAGATGAAGAAACAGATGATTGGGATGAAGAAGAGGACGATTGGGAAGAGTAAAACAAAATAAAGTTATATGTTAGGGGTTGACAAAATCAACCCTTTTGTTATAATTAAGTAGAACATAGAGAACAGAAAGGAAGATATAAATGGGAAATTTTTTCGATTTACACAGGCACACAGAATATTCATTGTTTGATGGGTTTGGAAAGTCTATAAATTTAGCAAAACACGCAAAGGAATTAGGCTACAGAGCATTAGGGATAAGTGACCATGGAACAATCAGTGGATTAATAAAACATTACCAAGCATGTAATGAAGTTGGAATAAAACCAGTTATGGGATGCGAAATATATTTCCAACCAAAATTCAATAAAGAAAATCCAAAAAGAAAGAGTTATCACTTGAATTTGTTTGTGAAGAATTTGCAAGGGTATAAAAATTTATGCCATATTATGACAGAAGCAAATACAAAACAATTCTACTACAAACCAATAGTTGACCTTAAGTTACTTGAAAAATATTCAGATGGACTTATATGCACAACAGCTTGTATAGCAAGCGCAACGTCACAAGCTATTTTAAATGGTCATAGAAGCACAGCAGAGCGTTTGTTAGATAAGTTCAAGGAAATATTCAAAGATGATTTATATGTTGAAATACAGCCATATAAGATAGATGCACAGGGTACGCAACAAAGAACAGATTATGAACTTATGGGAATGGCAAAAAGAAAGAAAATAAAATGTATTCTAACAAGTGATTCGCATTTTGGAAGCAAAGAAGATTTTGATACATATTGTAAAATGCATGAAATCGGAAAAACAACATTGGATGTAAAAAGAACGTACAGTGAAAGGTACATGCCTACAGAATATGAGATAACAGAACGGTTTGCAAACATCTATAAAAAGAAGTTTAAAAAGCCAATGGAACTTGCAGAACGGTTTGCAGATAACATGAAAGAAATATATAATAAGGTAGATGACAACATATTGGATGGGTTAGAGTTAGAACTTCCTAAAATATCAGATGATGGAGCAAAACAACTTGAAACATTAACAAAACAAGGATTGAAGAAAAGAAACAAATGGAATAAAGAATATTGGAAAAGATGCAAAGAAGAGCTGGAAGTAATTAACTACCATGGTTTTGCAGACTATTTCCTTATTGTTAGAGATTACATAACATGGGCGAAAGAAAATGGAATTGAAACAGGAAAGGGAAGAGGTTCTGTATGTAATTGCCTCGTAGCTTATGCGGTAGGAATCACAGAAGTTGATAGTATAAAATATAACCTAGATTTTAGTAGATTTATGAGAAAGGAAAAGAAGTCATTGCCTAAACTTAATTGGGCATCATTCGTGAACATTGCTTAATGGTGTGTATTATTATAATATGCTAACGGTATCAGAAAAATAAGACTCCTTATTGAAATGTTACAACAAGATAATAGGGCATAAGACCATGGACGAATAATCTGACTAAGAAACCCTAAACCAGTGATGGTGAGATAGAGGGAATACCGTGCCAAGTCTATATAGAAAGGAAGTGAATTAGATGTTTAAAAGTATGGAAGAGTTTGACCACCATTCAATAGATGAATATGGAAATGTTTTAAACGAGAAAACAGGAAATATATTAAAACCTTATGTTGGAAGTGGAGGTTATTTGTATGTAAAGCCATGTGAGAACAATATAACAAAACATTTGTCAATACATAGAGCAGTAGCAAAATATTTTTGCAAAGGATACAAACCAGAGCTAGTTGTTGACCACATAGATGGAAATGTAAAGAACAACTATTATGAAAATCTTAGATGGTGTAAGCAAGCAGATAATTTGAAGTATGGATATGAGAGAAGAAAAGACACACCATTCAGAAATTATAGACCATGTAAATTGTATGTTGGAAATAAATTGATAGATGAATTTCTAAGTATAACGGAAGCTGTGGAATATGCAGAAAAACACTACAATGTTAAAAGAACAATGTTACATAAACATCTAGTTTATGGAAATGTTCGTATAGAAAGGTGTAACGACTAGCTTGTGAAGAGAGTAACAAGTGTAGGAATGGAGATAAGCACCATTCCGAAGTGCGAATGCCACAATAGTGGAAGATATAGTCTAGCCTTGATAGTTTGGAAACGAACGACTAAGGTAGGATATTGACTTAGATTTCGAACGAGATAGGAGACAGGAAGTAATTGATTATGTTATAAAAAAATATCCAAACAAAGCAATACAAATTTGTTCTTATGGAATGTATGGAGTTGATAATCTTGTGAATGATTTGGCAAGTGTCTGTAACTTAAAAACAACAAAAGATGTTGATTGGTTTGAAGCTGATGAAAATAAAAAAGTAATTGCTGAAATTAAGTCATATATTAAGGGATTCATAGTAGATGATGAACTGAATATGAGTAATTTATTGAATGGATACAGAACAGAAGAGTTTAATGAAAAGTATGACAACATTATAAAACATTTTTCAAAACTTTATGGCAAAATAAAGTATCTTGGAAAACATGCGGCTGGGGTTGCTGTGGTTGGAACAGATATAAGTGATTATACTTGTATTATCATGAGAGATAGAAAGACAGGAGCATTAAGCAGTTGTTTTGATAAAGATGATTTAGAGCATATTAATTGTGTAAAGTTTGATATGCTTGGACTTAAAACAATGTCAGAAATGCGTGAGCTTAGAGAGAAAACAGGACATACAATAACAGAAGAAGATGAAGAAAGCAAAGAGGTTATAGAGGGATTCAGAGAGGGAAGAACAGATGGGATTTTTCAGATGGAAAAGTCAGCGCCTAAAAAGATTCTTGATATGATTCAGTGTGATTGCGTTAATGATATTATAGCGGTGAATGCATTAAACAGACCAGCGCCACTACAATTACATATGCATGAAACATATGCACATAATAAGTTGTCAGGAGAGGTAGATACAACAACACCATATTACAAATACACAAAAGCAACATATGGAACAATGTTATATCAAGAGCAAACAGTTGAAGTGGCACAGAAAGTTGGACACTTAACACCACAGCAGAGTTTCGATATGTTAAAGATTATGAAGAAAGCAGAGAACTTGACAAAACCAGAATACGTTCCAATTATCGAACAAATGAAGAAAGACTTTTACAGAGGGTGCAAACAAGAGGGATTAACAAAAGAACAAACTAATTCAATATGGGCGTCAATGCTAATCTATGGGTTTAACGCCGGTCATAGCACAGCGTATGCGCTTATTAGTATTGACCAGATGTTTTACAAAGTACATTACCCAACACAGTTTTGGTATGTTAAAATGAAGTATGCAGATAATGATGCAGATATCTTTAAATATTCACAGTTTGCAGTAAAAGATGGTGCTGTGGTTATGTTACCACACGTAAACTATTCAGCTAAAACTTCATTGCGTAAAATGGATGGAGAGGACGTTATACAGCAAGGGTTAAGTATTATTAAGGGTATTGGAGAAAAAGCCGCAGAAACCATAGAAGAAGAGCGCAGAAAGGGTGTATTTAAGTCTTATGATGATTTCTATGATAGATGCAAAGGAAGAAGTGTTACGGCAAGAGTGATTGATATTTTGAAAGAACAGGGTGCGCTTGAATTTAACAAAAACAAATATATGAGCAGAGTAGTAAAATATAACAGCACATTAATGGCGAGGTAGAAGAAAATGGAAAGATGTAATGGTTGCGAGTATGAATATGATGGAATATGCACAGCAAAAGGGATAGAGTGCAGTTCAATAGCTTTTTGTGACGTAATAACAAATAAAGTGAGAGAGGAAGTGTCGAAAGCACCTACTATTGAAAAAGGAGAAAACAGATATGAAAAGAACAGAAACAAACATGATAATGTAAATCACCCAGAACATTATGAGGGACATTGTAGCATTGAATGTATTGATGCAATGATTATGACGTTTGGAGTGAAAAGAACAGCAGAGTATTGTGTTCAGAATGCATATAAGTATGTTTGGAGGTATAAATATAAAAACAGGCTTGAGGATTTAAAAAAAGCAGAATGGTATGTAGACAAATTCGAGGAGCTGTCCACAGTATTAGAACAAGATGATATAATAGGGCAAACAGAAATGAGATATAGAGAGATTTCAAGAATATTAAAAAGGTTGATTAAAAAAGGAAGAGAGGGAATCTTAAATGGCAAAGGGAATGAATAAAGACGGAATATTAAAACTTATGTCAGAGATTGACAAAAAGGAAAAAGGAAGTGTTTACAGTTTAGGAAGTAAATCGGATGCACTTAAAATTCCAAGATGGAGTACAGGACTTGTTGACCTTGATAACATTATTGGTGGTGGAGTTCCTAAAGGAAGAGTTATAGAGATATTTGGTGCAGAGAGTGCCGGAAAAACAACATTAGGTTATCAGCTATGCGCCCAGCATGATATGTGTTTGGATATTCCGATTGAGGGAACATTCGATGGAGAGAGAGCAAAACTATTCGGAAACAGACCAAAACAAATGATTGTATATAGAGCAAGATATGGAGAAAAAGCATTTAACAGGGCAATAAGGTTTGCGGAAGAGGGAATACCGCTTGTTATGATTGATAGTGTACCATCAATGCAACCAAAGGATGATATCGACAAAATCAGAAAAGCAGTAAATACTGATAGTGAACAGGAAATGCGTATCGGTGGTGTAGCTAGGTTGATGGATAAGTATTTACCAACGCTTGAGGATGTAATAGAACAGACAGGAACAACAGTTATATTCATCAATCAGATTAGAGACAAAATGAATGCATTACCTTTTGGAGATAACATACAAACTCCGGGCGGTCATAAATTAAAACATAGTGCATCACTTAGAATACAAGTAGCAAGAAAAGGTTATATTGAAATTCCTAACCACAATCCATTCAACACAGAAGCGAAAGAGCGTATAGGAATGATTATGAAAGTCAAAGTAGTAAAAAGCAAAGTTTGTAATCCAATGCAGAGCTGTGAAATCCCATTATTCTATGAACGTGGTTTTGTTGATTTTGCAGACCTTGATTCTGTTAGAAAAGAAATCATGGATGAACACAAGAAAAAATACAAGGAAATGTTAGAGTGATATTTTATTGTATAGTATTTAAAAGAACTTATACAAGTGGTGGAAGTGCAGAACATAAATTCTTCTGCTATGCTGAGACAGAAAAACAAACAAGAACAAGGTTCTGTACAACTACTGGTTTGAAACAAACAAACATAATATCTATTTCAGAACAGGGAGAAGAAAATGGGAATAATAGACGATATTAAAAAGGATGCAGACAAAACATTTACGAAAGTACAAAGTACGCAAGAAAAAGAAATAGAACAAATGTTAAATGGTTTATTTTATTTAGATAAAGACATTCCGAAAGAACTTAAATTCCTTAAGAGTGTAATGACAAGGGGAGCAGAAACAACAGAAAGAAAAGGGTTACACGCCAGTGTAGTAATTGTATCAGATGATAAGTTTTGTATACGACAGCAAGTATTATCATTATTTTATAAACAGCTACAAGGTGAGCAAGTTCCAGTAGGTTTAAGGAGAATATTCAGTGAGGGTGATGCAATACATGAGAAGTGGCAAAGGTTATTTATTAGGGGTGGCTTGTGTAAGCCACTAGATTGCGATTATAGCCGCTTTGCAGAAGAGTTTGACTTATCCTATACCCCCGATATAATATGCGAAATACCAGCCGATTACAAGCTTGAAAGTGTATATGATGAAAGTGTTAAAAAGATACCATACATAGTTGAAATCAAAAGTGTAAATACATTTACATTTAAAAAACAGAAGTACCATGCAAGCGGAAGAAAGCAATGCCAGTTATATATGTACTTAACAGGAATACATCATGGAATTGTTTTATGTGATGATAAAAATACACAGGAATTTAAGGTGTATCACTATGAATATAATCCAAGTGAAATTGCACAGTATATTGGAAGACTAGAAAGGATACAGGAAAGTAAAACAAGGCTACTAGAACAAAACAAACTTGTAAAAAGGCACAAGAAATGTACAGGGTATAATTGTAAGATGGCAGAAGAATGTAACATGAAAGACGTATGCTATGGAAAAACAAAAGAAAGGTTACTACCTAATTAATGGCAAAATATTGTAAAGCGTATGCACTCCGTGTAACATATTTAGATTGCATGGAGTGTGAAACAAAGGAGTGTAAAGGAATGCAGAACGTACACAAAGCATATTTAAGAATGTTACCAGAACAGGAATGTTTTCTTGTGTTTGTGAGTAAAAGGGAAAAGGCAAAAAAGAATGTTGTTCTAAAATGTATTGTAAAAGAATGTATAGTACGCAAAGAAGAAACATTGTATAACCTAAAACCAATTAAGTGTGTAACAGATAAAAAGGAAAACATAGAAAGCTATAAACAAAACTTTTTATGTATTAACAGTACAATAGATACAGGAATAAGAAAAACACAAAGAGATATTTATCCAGTATTTACAACAAAAGAAAAATGTTTGGAGTGGTTGAAAGCATGAGGAAAATAAGTTGTGCAGAATGTTGCTATTTGAACAAAAACAAAAAGGAACAAACGAAAGAACAAAAGTTCTATAGATATGGATGCAGTAACAATTTATTAAGTGGCTACATTATAGGATGGATTTCAAAAGACAGTGAGTTAAAAACGATGGGGTGTAGTGATTGCAACAGAATAGAAATTGGAACGCTGTTTAAATTAAAATCAGAAACAAACACATATACAATTCTGTATTGTGGAAAAATAGGAAACAAATATCTTCTATATAACCAAAATTTTAAAACATTTAAACTTGTAAAAAGTACATGGATTTCCGAACATATAAAAAGAATTCAGTTTTGTGAATGTAATGATACAAAGATGAACACAAAGAAAGATAAAATAGAATTCAGAAAGAAACTTGCAAAAGCTAAAAAGGAAAGGTATATAAGTGAACATGGTTGTAATAGGAATTGACCAATCATATACAAGAACAGGAATTACAATATTACAAGACAAGAAAATATTAAGAATGAAATCAATCAACTTTGAAGAATGCAAAAACAACACAGAAAAACGATTAGCAATTTATACATATCTTGAAACAATATTTAAGCGTAGATTAAAGAAACAGATAGAACAAAACAATGTAATTATTATAACAGAAAGAATTAGGTTGCGCTCTCAAGGTTTCTTGTCAGAAGCATATATTAAATCAACAGGGGCATTAATAGCAACAATCATAGATGTAGCGAAGTTATATAATGTTCCAGTTTATTCAGTAGACACACGTAGTTGGAAAAGTCAAATAGTGGGTGATAGTAAACCGTTACAAAATCCGTATGGAATTAATCCAGAGAAGTATCGTACAATATTATATATGCGTGATAAAGGGTTTTTAAAGTACATAGCCGAGGAATATAAGGGCAAAGGAAAGGCAGGTGTTATAAACGTTAAAATAGGAGCTGAGAAAGTACCTTGTAAAATAAATGATGATTTAGCAGATAGCTATTGTATTGCTATGTATGGATTCATTCCTAAAACAAAACAAAAACTAAAAGAAGAAACATTTTAGGGAACGTATAAAAGCGTTCCTTTTTTTTGTTTTATAAAATACGCAATCTATATTTGACATATTATATTGTTTGTGTTATATTGTTATCAGAAACAAATTAGGAAGCATACAAAATAGGGGTGATATATATGGAATTAAAAACAGAAAAAGAAATAAACGATTACATCAAAGGACTCAATAAATTAATCGCTGTGAATAAAAATAGACCATGTATTGAATGGCAATGCGGAGAATCATTAGTCAAAAGGTGTAATAAAGAGCCTTGTAAATGGTGCTGTTATTATAATTGTTCTTGTTGTATTCACAGGAATGAATGTGTTTCAAAAATGTTATTGACAAAATAAAACAAATAGTGTAATATAATGATTGTAAACAAGAGAAAACAAATTAGGAGAAAATAAAAATGAAAGAATTAAAGATTTTTGAAAAACTTAAAACAGCATATGAATGTTCAACACCGAATAACAACCTTTTTGAAAAGGCAATTAATTCTATTAAGTGGGAAAACACTTTTATTGAAGATTGCGAATATTATTATTGCTATGGCGATTTGTGTTTTATAACACCATCATTAAATCCTTTTGATTGTGATAAGTTTAGTAAACCGTCAATAATGTTAGCAGGTGGTTCATATATTGAATTCCAGGTAGCCTAAAAAGCTACCTTTTATTATACCTTTAGAGCTTGTATTTTAAGTTTCTAGCGTGTTTATATAGTCCAGTAATAAAAGTATAGGCTAAATGTATAAAGTGTCTTAAATCGTTAAATAGGAGGGTCATATAATGGAATGTAATATTTTAAGGTTAAAAGATTTGAAGCCAGAAAAGAAACAGTGTTTTAAAACAAAATACAAAAATGTTGTTATTGTAAAGTTAAAAGATAGATGCTATTCTATAACACATTATCAAACAGGAGTAGCAATAAGTATTAACCGCTATACATCAATAAACAAAGCGTTGTTAGATTTAGATGAAACAGTTTATAGCGCAAGGAAATATTTAAAGAAAAACAATATAACATTCAAACAAGATTGCAAACGAAGAGGAATAAAACAAATAAATTTCTAAAAGGAAAATTTTCTTTTTGTATATATATTTATATATATATTTTTCTTTATAAAGCTATACAGCTTATATTATAAAAGTTTATTTTAAAATAGTTATTGACATATAATAACAAATGTATTATAGTATTATTTGTAAACAAGATAACAGTGATATAAACAAATAAGGAGATTAAAACAGATTAGAAGAAAATATAATAACAAAGGAGGTAAATAACAAATGTATATTTTTCCAGCATATTGGACAGATAAATTAAAAATAGATTTCCTCCAAAGAGTTGTTTTAATACATAGTTATTTGTATTATGAAGAGGATAGTCCAAAATGGAGTGATAAAAAGTTTGATGAAGTGGCGCAACAGCTAGTAAGAGAACAAAAAGTATATTCGCAGAAAACAATTAGAATAAATACACAATATGGATATGTTTTCTATGATTTTGATGGGACAACAGGTTTTGATTTATTTAGTAGGCTGAATGGAATGGACAAACAGTTCATTGGTAAACTAGCAAAGCAAATTATAAAAGGTGAATAGGTAAACAAAATGAAAGCAGATTTTGAAAAAGGAACAAAGGTATGTCCTAAATGTAAAATGAAATTACCTATAGAAATGTTTGGTAAATGTAAAACATCAAGTGATGGACTTAATCATTATTGTAAAAAATGTGCATCAAGGAGAATTTGTGATTATTTAAAAAGTGAAAAAGGTAGAAGAAAGAGAAGAGAATACTATAGTCTTGAGTATGTAAAAGAAAAGAATAGAAAACGAGGTAACAAAATAAGAAATACGTTTAGTGGAACTGAAAGAAATTGCAGAGGAAAAAGTCGTATTGTAAAAAGAGATTATGAATTAACGGAAGAACAACTACAAAAAAGAGAAATGCAAAGAAAAGGTCATAAGACCAGAAATAAAGAAGAAAGTGTTCATGGACTTCTTGTGTGGTATGATGGACAATTAAACAATTTAGATAAAAGAGAATATAAAAACGCAATGGACAGAGAATATAGCAGACAAAGAAGATGTGCAGTTTGCGGAAGTATTGGAGTGAAACCACCATCAGAACATTTTCTTTTCGATTTTGATTTAGAACAAATGTTGAAAGATAAGGCATGTTCTGGAAGCGGAGATAGTAAAATACAAATTACAAAATGGTGGGATGGAGAAATAAGGCATTGGACAGTAAATGATGGTATATGGAAGAAATAGGTGGTAAAACAAATGGTAAATAAACAACAATCACAGAAAGACATAGAACAGGAAAGAATAAAAGGAGCAATAAATATTTTATTAAAAAGGCATAATAATCTTCCTTGTTTGAAATGGGAATGCAGGAATGGTAATTGTTTAGCACGTAAGCATAAAAACTGTGGCAGAGAATGCCAGTTCTTTAGCTGTCTAGGTTGTAAATATGTTAGTGAATGTGTAGGAGAAATAACAAAAGTACAATAGGGAGGTAAAACAAACATGGAACAGAACATACTAAAAAGGTACAATGAAATACATATAAAACTTTGGGAAGAAGTATTAAAAGTGTTTGCGGCTAGAACAAAAGAAAGTATTGAATATTTTAGAGAAAATCAAGAACAAATAGAAACATTATATATTACATCATTAAAAAGAACAGCATTATTTAATTTATTTGTTAGAGGACAGATAACAGAACAAGAAAAGAACAATTTACTAATGAATTGTGTTTGTGCTGCTTGTTATGTTTGTGCCGCTGTGAGGTCAATAGAGTTTATAAGAGGTAATACTAATTGGGACAGTAGTCGTTGTGAATGCTGTCCAATAAAGAAATGGAATTCTACAGGTATGCATTGTAATGATTACCACACAGTAGAGGACAAATTAGATGATGTAATTAATTATATAGTAAATTGTATTACTTATAGAAAAAAGTTCAATCTATGGGCATATATGAAGCTTAGAAAGGCTGTTATGAAAAAGATGTATATAGTAGCGCATTTAGAATGGGGATATGAAGAAGATGTTAAACAGTAAAGACAATTACAGTTATGTTATAGTTCAAACAGAAACTAAGTTCCGTGACTTGTTTGGAACAGCAGAACTTAATGAAGCAAGAAAGAATTATAGAACAAAAAGCACACATAGGTTAGGCTTAGGGTATATCAAGTACCTTGAAGCATTAACAAAACAAAAGCTAAAAGAACAGGATGGTGAATAAAATGAAGATTGAAAAAGAATATAATGTACAGGAACTTGCAAACAAAGTAAAAGAAGAAATTGAAAAGTGTAGAAAATGTGGAACAAAGCGTATTGGTATTGACATTATAACGGCACAGGAAATTGTAGATGTTTTGGAAGTGGTAGCAAGCTGGGAAAACAAAAGAGCAGAATTAAATGATATAAGTGACGAAGAGTCAAAAGGTTGTTGTTTTGGCTGGCATATTAATGGGGATAAGAAATGTAATTTATGTGTATATGAAAGAGAATGTATGATTGAAGCAAAGAAAGAGAGAAGTGTTTTGGAAAATCTTATGGTAAAAGACCTATCATTGTATGTGGGACTTGTAAATACAGAGAGAAGTGCGAGGAATTAACAAAACATGAATAAACGTAGTACAAAGTGGTATAGAAAGAACGAAGCGGAAGTAATGCACAGGCTAGGTTTAAAACCTACAAGAAACAGTGGTGCTGGATGGATAGAAAAATGTGATGGAGAGAGCGAGAATTTCCTTTGTGAGCTTAAAAGCACAGACCATGAAAGTTTCAGTATTAAACAAAGTGTATTACATGTATTAGAACACCATGCTTTAGAAGCCCATAAAATACCCCTATTTGCCTTTCAATTCATTAACAGGGATGAAGTATGGGTTGCAATAAAAGAAGAGGATATACAGGCATATAGGGAGCTTATAGAGCGTGATGTAATAAATAAGCTTGCAGAAGAAGATGAAGAATTCTTAAAAAAATATAAAATCTGCAAAAAGGGTATTGACAACCAAAGTGAAGAAGAGTATTATAAGGGGGAGAAAGAAAGAGGGGGTTCTGAAGCTGTTAGCTTCATGCCCAACACAGATAAGTTAAATAACTTAGATTCTAACTCAACACAAAGAAATAGTAATACAAAACAAAGTATAGATGTTATAGATGTTAATAAAGTAAAACATAACATAAATGCTAGAAATAACTATTTCAAACAAAAAGAACAAGAAAGAAGAAAACAAGAACAGAAGTTTAGAACAGAAAGGAGAAAAACAAAACAGTGGAAAGAAAGTTACAACAAAAAGGGACAGCTACTTTTGAGGGTTTAACTATTGGAAAAAACAAAACAGTACAAGTTAAGTTTAAACTTCGATATGATGAAATCCTAACAAGTGTAGAATTATTGCAAGGACTAAACAATGATATTACTTTACATGCAAAAGGAGCTACAAGTAGAGCAGTAAATTTAGGTATGTTTACTATTGGAGCAATTAATTTTGACAAAGATGGAAATGCAACAATCCCATTTAAGTCACTTGTGGAAAATGTAAACTTAGATAACATTTGTTCATTGGTTGATGAAGAATATATTATGCTTAAATTTATGGCAGTATTAGAACTTCCAGACAATGGAGAAGAGGGAGGTGGAGAAGAATGGGAAGATTAACATTCAGAGAACTTTCCTCAAAGCGTTTTAAGGACAGAAGAAATGTTGTGATTTCAGAAGCATACAACAGTGAAACAAACAAAGTAGGTTATAGTGTTGCAGAACAGCTTGTAACAGAAGAAGATGGAAAAGAAACAAAGGTATTTCTTAAAGGCAGTTTGGGAATCCTTGATGAAGATGGTTTAATTGCATTGCTTGATTGTGTTTTAGAAGCGTGTGAAGCAGTTGGACTTGTAGAACATGCCGAGACATGTGAGTGTGAAGCAGAAGAAAAATAAAATAAATGTTGACAAAAACAAAAATGTATGTTAATATTTAAGAGTAAACAAAAGAACAGATTTAGAAAACAAAGTGAAAGAGAAAAGGAGAAAGAAAAATGGCAAAGAATTGGACAGCCTATGAAGCGGCAAAGGAAATTATTGAGGGAAAGAACAAAGAAAACATCTGTGAGATTGGTTCACGTTATCCAATGCTTACAAGAGAGGTAGCAGTAGCTGGTGATAAGATTCTTGTGATTCTTAAAGCACTTCCAAAGGTTACAGCAAGAGTTCTTGAAACAGGACTTAAAGATGGTGTGGAAGTTGAAACAGAAGTAGAAGAGGAAACAAAAGAAACTGAAACAGAAGTAGAGGATGATGAACTTGACTACACTGATATGACAGGTGCAAACCTTTACAAACTCTGTTGTGCAAGAGGAATCTCTTCTAAGTGTAAATCAAGAAAGAAAGATGCACTGATTGAACTTCTTGAAAAGTTTGACAGAGGTGAACTTGACGAGGAAGAGCCTAAGAAAGAAACAAAGAAAGCTTCTAAAGGCAAAGCAAAGAAAGCAGAACCAGTTGTTGAAGATGAAGAGGATGATTGGGATACAGAGGATGAAGAAGAGAAAGACCCATATGATGGTAAAACAGCAATGGAGCTTTTCAAAATGTGTAAAGAGCGTGGAATCAAAGCAAAAACAAAGATGAAAGCAGATGCATATGTGAAACTTCTGAAAGCCGCTGATGCAGAGTCCGAAGCAGAAGAAGCAGAGGATGATGAAGATGACGATTGGGAAATCTAAAATAAACAAATAAAATAAACGTTGCATAGATGTTGATAAAAGGCAGGAGGTAGGAAGTGTTCTATTTCTTGCCTTTTTTATTAAGAGGAATAAAACAATGAAAACAGAAGAGATTTTAAACTTAGATTGCACAAAACAGGAGAACATAAAAACATTAAACAATTTTCTTTGGAAAGTAAAACCAGTTGCAAAGATGCTCGAAAAACAAAACTATACAAAAACAGAGATTGCACCACTTGAAATATTAGAAAAAGCAATGCAAGGAATTTGTATAAGATATAACTACAGAACACAGAGTTTTATGCCATATTATGAACAGCTTAATGAAACAAGAAAGTTTGTATTCTATTCATGCTGTTGCATAAAAGTAAGAGAAAAGCATGATTGGATTGGAACAGTGTATGGTAAAACATTGTGGGAGTTAGTTGCAAAGATTATTGTGAAATTATATGCAGATATTAAAGCAGATGCAAAGAAAGGAACAAATGAATGAAAGAATTGATATTTTATACAGATGGTGCTTGTAGTGGAAACCCCGGTATAGGTGGATGGAGCTATGTTGAACTTGTAAAATGTGACAGCGGATTCAAAACAAGTGTAACAAAAGGGAACAAACGAAACACAACAAACAATGAAATGGAATTAACAGCTGTATATATGGCATTAGTAAAAGCCTTTAAGAGTAAAGCAAAAAAGGTGACAGTATATTGTGATAGTGCGTATGTTGTGAATGCTATAACAAAAGGGTGGCTTTTAAACTGGTATAAAAACGGATGGAAAACAAAAGAGGACAAACCGGTAAAAAATAAACACATATGGGAAAAGATGTTCAAACTTGTGTATGAAAAGAAAATGGTGATAAACATGGTACACATAAAAGGACATAATGGTGATCCATTAAATGAGCTTGCAGATAGAAGCGCAGTAGAAGCAAAGCAAGAGTTATCGGAGGATTAAGCCATGTTAATAGCAGAAAAGATTATAAGTAAACAGTTCAAAGCTAAAACAATGAAACAGGCATACCTTGAATGTTGTAAATGGATATCAACAAACATTGTAGCAAAGAATAATTCAAAAAACATAAGCTACAACATAAAGAAAAATGAAAGTAGTGGAATTGGTTGTGTAGAATTAGAAGTATATGTCATGGCAGATGAAAAAGAAGTGTTTGAGCATAACTGTGAAATATGCAAAGAGTTTGCCGGAGCGTTTTTTAACAAAGAAAATAAATACAGATGTGAAGTGTGTAAAACTCCACCATATAGAAAAAGGCTTGAAACAAAATTGGAAACATTAAAAATGGGATTGAAAGGTAAGGTATTATGAGTAAACTATTTGAAGCAGTAGCAAGTTCATCAAAGGAAACTATTGTACAGGCTCGTAATTGGCTTGTAGGGCATTTTGAAGAACTTGTATGTATTATTTATATATTACTCCCATATGCGCTGATAAAAAGCCATATAGGGGCATTGGAAAGCATTGTAATAACATTGGTTGTAGTATTCATATTAAACTTTATAACAAAAGTAAAGCGAAAGCTAAAGAATGAAACAAAAGAGGGATTCCCAATATCAGAATACAGGTACACAGTAAAAGACGCAGATGGCATAGTAAGTATAAAGGAACAGGATACACAGGAAGCAATATTATATTTATGTGATGTAGAGGACTACTTAAGGAGAAAAGGGTTGATATGATGTTACACAGTCCATGTAAGAATTGTGGAGAAAGAATATTACATTGCCATGAAACGTGTGCAAAGTATTTAGAATACTATGAAGCAAATGAAAAGGTGAAAGCAGAAAGGATAAAAGCCAAGAAAGAAAGAGATTTACTTTTTAGGCAAAACAAACAAAGGAAACAAAGGTAAAAAAAAGTATAATTTATTTAATAAAATACATTGACAAATAGATAGTAACATGCTATAATAAAATGGAACTAAGGAAATGTTTTAGGATAGAAACATATAAGTAACAGCCATAAATGTTAGCCAAAATATAAAAGGATAAAAACAGTGGACGTATAAAACAAAACAATAAAAAGCCATGTTTGTACTTATAAAATAATTTCGTTCGTATACATAAACCTCGTACACTTGTATAGTTTTATATGTTTACTGTTTTTATATAAAAAAGAAATATTGGTGAGGGAGAAGCAAAACAAAGCATTCTTCCTTGCCTTATTTGATATTATGGAACAAAAAGTAAAAGGAGAGTGAAAAGAAAGGATGGCAACAAATACGAAGTCTCCAAAAATGTATCGTAAGGGAGTAGAAAATTTAATCCCCATGAATGAAAGGACAGAAGAAGAAAAAAAGAGAATTGTACAGCTTGGAGTAGAAGCAAGAAAAAAGAAACGTGATGAAAAAATGGCACTACAGCAATCCATGAAAGCATTACTCACAATGGATATAACAACACAAAAACAAAAACAAATATTAATGCACATGGGTTTCAAAAGTGGTGAACTAACAAACCAAAACTTATTAATGGTAGCACTGTTTAAAAAAGGTTTAACTGGTGATGTGGGAGCAATCAAAGAAATTGTATCAATGATGGACAAGCTAGATATGTTCAAACAAACAGGTAAGGTACAGAACGAAGTAACAATTAACCTTATAACACAGGGTGATGTATATGAACCAAACAAACAGGATGATGAAGAAATCTGGAATGCAGAAAATGGAACAGATTGGCTTGAAGAAGAAAGCGAAGAGGAAGAGTGGGGAAATGAAGTGTATGGCAGTAAATAAGCCTATATAAGCGTTTTAAATCACATACCCTATAAAGCTAGGCACATATAAATAAAACGGCTAGAAAAGGCAGATAGGAGGTTTAGAATGGGTATTGCTAATAAAACATATTTAAAAGCGAAAGAAGAATTAGAAGAGCTAGAAAAACTAAATATGCAAATGGATGAAGAAAAACAAAGCAAATATTTAGTAGTATATACAAAGCTAGATGATTTCGGTAAAGAAACAGAACAAACAAATAAAACAATATGCTATGCAGAAAACATACATGAAGCAAAACATAAAAGTATAATGTTACTATCATTAAAAAACTGTAAGGTTAAAAGCGTAAAATACATGGGTAAGCTACTAAGCTATATGTAAGTAAAATAAACAGAACACCATGTGCATAATAAAAAGCTATATAGTAAAACATAGAACAAACGCATAACAGAACAATAGGTGGCAAAACAAAGGTATGTAGAACATATATATAATAAAACATAAGAAAGGATAGAAGAACATGGAAGAACTAAACATTGTTTATAAACAAATAAAAGAACTAAAACCATATAAGAAGAATGCAAAGAAACATAGTAAAGAACAAGTAGAACAAATAGCAAACAGTATTAAAGAGTTTGGTTTTACACAGCCAGTAATAATAGACAAACATAATAGTGTAGTAGCTGGACATGGTAGAATATTAGGAGCTAAGAAAGCCGGATTAAAACAAGTACCTACTGTTTGTTTAGAAGATTTAACAGAAGAACAAATAAAAGCATACAGGCTAGTAGATAATAAACTGAATGAGAGTGAATGGGACTATAGTTTACTTGATGAAGAACTGGAAAACCTAACAGAAGATATAGACATGGATTTGTTTGGGTTTGAAATGGATGTAAAACAGAATGTTGAAGTTGAAAAAGTAGAGTTTGAAGTAAAACAGGGAGCAAGAGTTATAGTTGAATTTGAAAATAGAAAGGCGGCAGAAATGCTGTATAAAAAACTAACAAAGGATGGTTATATATGCAAGATAAAGTAGTAAAGCATAAAACAAAATATGGAATATCTATAAATGGAGATTGCTTATATCAATTAAAGCATATGCCATCAAATTATGTTGATATGATATTGACAGACCCACCATACGGTATTAAATATCAAAGCAACGGAAGAAAAAATAAAATGAGAAGAATACTAAATGATGATAATGACTTTAGATTTCTTGTATATGATGAATTTAAAAGGGTTATGAAAGATGATTCAACTTGCTGTGTGTTTTGTTCTTGGAAAAATTTTTCTAAAGACTATGAATATTTAAGCAATATATTTAAAGTGTTAAATGTTATTATTTGGCATAAACCGGGTGGTGGAATTGGAGATTTAAAACATACATTAGCAACAGATTACGAGCTTTGTATTGTTTGTGCGAAGGGGAATCCAACAATACACAGTAAAAGGAATGGGAGTGTAATATCTGTAAAAAAAGTAAATCCTAGTTTGATGAAACACCCAACAGAAAAGCCAGTAGATTTGTACAGATATATAATTCAAACATGGACAAAGAAAGGTGACATTGTTCTTGATTGTTTTGCCGGAAGTTTTGTAAATGCAATAGCGTGTATAAAAACAGGAAGAAAATATGTTTGTATTGAGTTGGACAAGGCATATTATAAACAAGGGGTTAAAAGAATAGAAAACGAATTACTATAGCACATTGAAATATATGTGCTTATTTTATTATATAAATATATAAATATATAAATATTATTATAAATAGTTATTGTAACTTAAATAAATTTAAATTTAGTTATTGACTTTCTGTTATATTGTGTTATAATATAATCAAAGTTAAGGAAAACAAAAACAGAGTAAACAAACTAGGAGAAAACAAAGATATGAAAAAATTAAACAGAGCAAATTATACAGTAATAGATGAATTTGGTTGTGACATTACAACAATCGTAAATGTGTTTGAAAATGAACAGAATGGAAAGTTATTTGTTATTGATGAATTTGATTTAGACATAACAAAAAGAGTAAAAGTCTTAAAAAAGTAGTTGACAAACACAAGTAATTATGTTAATATATAATCAGAAAGAAACAAAGAGAACAAAGAACAGATAAGGAGATAAGAATTATGTTAGTAAATGGAGTACAGTATAAAGAACATCACACAGCATTATGTAGAGGTTATGTATCAGTTAAAAACAATGAAGAACCAAAACCTTATGTTGGCAGATTCGGAAAAGGATATACAGTAAAATCTCATAATTCAGAATCAACAAGGTTCTGTTTTATAACATATTATGTTATGTAAAATAATTTGTAAAGAGGAATAAGAAACATGATTAGGGTTAGAGTTTATAAAACAATGAGAATAGCGCAAACAAACTTCTTAGAGTATTGTGAACACAACATGGATAACATAAAGTTGACTAGATTCAGAACAAGCTATGTTCCGTTTGTAGTATTGAAAAATAATGATTTCATTTTATTCATGTCAGACCAGGCATATAGCATATGGTGTATAGGCAGAACATATTATGATGATTTAGAACAGTGTTATAGAAGAAGTGATTTAAAAATATCAAAGGAACTTGCAGAGAAGATTGAGAACATTTGACAGGTGTTAAAGTCATTAAAACATAGGCATTGCTTAGTAGCCAAATGGTAAGGCAGAGGATTTTGATTCCTTAATGTGTTGGTTCGAGTCCAACCTAGGCAGTTGCACACTGTAAAAGGTGTGCGAAACAAATATTTCTTTTCTTGCTAAAGTGTTGTGAGTAGTGTTCAAGCGCATGAAAGCAACACATAAGGACTATTAGTTCATTGGTAGAACAATCGTCTCATAAGCGAAGAGTAATAGGTTCGATTCCTATATAGTCCATTAGGCAGTAAAGCCTAAAAGAAAACAAATAAACATCTATTTCAGAAAGGAAGTACAAAACATGTGTGAATATGAAAAGAAAATACCAGTGTATGATATTAAGATAATTGTAGATGATGCGATTCTTGTAGATAGTAAACTCAAGCCATATTATGAAATTATGTATAGGAAAGTTGGGAGGAAGTACCATAACATTGGGTTTGGTTCATACCATTTAGAGAATGTAATTAAATGGAGAAAAGAAGTGTTCGAAGTTGTTGAAAGTAAAAGTGAGCAGCAGAGAGAAGAAATGAAAGAAACAAAAGAAATTAATGAAGAAAGCAAGTTAGATGTATTAAAGAGAAAGATTGACACTCTGCTTGAAAGTCAAGCAACAATTATGAATGCAATCGGTTCAGTGATATGCATGAGCGAAATTAAAGATGAAGATTTGAAAATGAAAAATGCAACACTTGAGAATCTTATTAATCACAGAGATGAATGCATGAAATAAGTGTATGGAGAATCTTATGAAGAACTGTTTAAAACAATGGATAAAGTAGTTAATAATCTTGGAGATATTTTAGATAAAATATTCAAGTAAAGCATTGACGTATAAAATATAATATGGTATAATTAATTCAAACAGAAAGGCAGATGCACAGTGATGTATCTGTCCTTTTCTGCTATTACAAACAAATTAAAACAAAAGGAGAGAAGAAGCATGGATGTTAATATTGATGTTTCGAAAAGGTTCTCCACTTTTTTAACAGATTGGAATTATGAACAATACCTTTTATTCGGTGGATATGGTAGTGGTAAGAGTTATCATGTCGCACTTAAAATTATATTAAAACTATTAGAAGAAAGAAGAACATGCCTTGTTGTAAGGCAAGTATATGGAACAATAAAAGAATCATGTTTTGCATTGTTTAAAGAAATATTAGAAAAGATGAACATGTTAAGCGATGAATCGTTACCTAATCAGCATTTGCCTAAGAATGGAAAGGCTGTAGCGGTTATGTCACCAATGGAAGTGAGATTTTCAAATGGTAGCAGAATTATATTTAGAGGAATGGACAATGTAGAGAAGATAAAGTCCATACATGGTGTTTCTATCGTTTGGATGGAAGAGTGTAGCGAAATACGTTATGATGCTTATACAGAGCTTTTAGGACGTATCAGAGAGCCTAAAATGTCACTACACTTTATCATGACAACAAACCCAGTAGGGAAAGAGAATTGGGTGTATAACACATTCTTTACGCATACAGATGATAAAGGAAAAGAACATGTAATACAGGAAGAACAGGAGATATACAGAAGAAGAACGCTAGTAAATAAAAAGAATGGAGTATATTATCATCATAGTATTGCAGACGATAACCCTTTCTTGCCAGCATCATATATAAAGCGTCTTGATGGATTAAAGATTAATGACCCACATTTATGGGCAGTAGCAAGGTGGGGAAGATTCGGAGCAAGTGGAACAAGAGTTTTACCACAATTTACGATTGCAACAAACGCAAAACAGTTTACAAATACAATAACAAACATACCAAGTAAGTACCACTTCTTTGGTTTGGACTTTGGTTTTGAAACGAGTTATAATGCACTAATTAGCTGTGCAGTAGATGATAAAAACAAAATACTTTATATCTATGATGAAGTATACAGAAATCATATAACAGATAACAAATTCATTTTGTTGGATGGAGTAAAGAAAACAAAGCAAAGAGCTGAGAATTGCAAGAAACCTATATTTGCAGATTCAGCAGAACCAAAAGCAATACAGTATTATAGGCAAGAGGGATTTAACATGTATGCTTGCAAGAAGTATGTAGGAAGTAGGCTACAAAACACAAAGAAGATGAAACGTTTTAAGAAGATTGTCTGTTCTCCTAAGTGTAGAAATACAATAAAGGAATTGAAAGATTTGACATATGCGAAAGATGCAAAAGGCAATGTAATATATGATGAATTTAATATAGATGCTCACACGTTTAACAATACCACAAGACTAGGCGTGTATAAAGCGATAGAAAAAACTGGAAAGGCTGAAATGCAGACCAGAACGGAAGTCTCACAGCGTATGGCTGTTTGACACGTGCAACGCATAGGAACTGACGAAAGAATAATGTTCCCAAGAGCTATTGCGACAATATTATAAAGGAGGTTGCCAGTGATGTATGAGAGAAAGAAAGTAAATACATTAGCAACAGAATACGAACAAGTATTAGATATTTATGAAATAGATATATATGGAAATGTTTATGGAAAAGACGGAATGGAATTAGTACAGAGCTTTAATAGCAGTGGATATAAGCAAGTAGCTTTAAAGTTACAAGGTGAAAGAAGATGGAAAAAATGTTTTGTGCATAGATTAATGGCTTATGCATTTGTAAAAGGTCATACAGAAGAAAGAAACATTGTTGACCATATAGATGGAAACAAATTGAATAACAAACCAAACAATCTTAGATGGTGTACACAAAAAGAAAACATGGCTAACGAAAACACTGTAGAGAAAATGTGGGATGCCAATGGAAAAGGAAAATGTTATGTGTATGATTTTAGATTGAACTTTGTAGGAGCTTATACAAATATGAAAGAAGCACAAGTCGAGTTGCATAGAACATTTAGAGGATTGAATACAAGGTGCAGAGAGTATTATTTATTACAAGATACAAATTTAGAAAGGGTATTAAAAATAAATAAAAAATGTATGTATCATTCAATCGTTATAACTGACATTGAAACTCATAAAAAGTATTATTTCTATTCAAAAACAGAAGCAATGAAATTCTTCAATAATAAAGTGAACATAACACAAGCTATTCAGAAGAATTGGACAGTAAGAGGAAAATATAAAGTTCGTATTTTGAATTATAAGAAGTTAATAGGTATGCTAGACTTATAGGAATAGAAACTATAAGAGGGTAGGATAAAAAGCCTATCGAATTAACGTAGTGCCTTGTGGTATGCGTTAGACCAGTATACAGTAGCAGATATCAAGCAAATAAAGACAAACAGTAAGAGTGGTTAGTATTTATAGGCTAAGTAAATAAAATGGCATATAGGCGGTAAATAGAAGCTTACAGGAGGTGTTAAGAATGTTGAGAAGTTGGAAGAAGCTAAAAACAATTAAGAATAGTATAAAACAGCTAAAAGGAATGCAAGAACAAAACATTGGTGATGATTATAGTTGTGGAATATATAATGGAATAGAGTTGTGCATGGCAGTAATTGAGGAAAGAGAGCCAGTATTTGCAACATATGATTCAGAACCATTGAACATAGAACACGATGAAACAGTAGAAAGAACAGTAGCAAGCGGAATAATTAGGCGAGGTGGAAAGCAATGAGAGAATTACACTTTGATGTTACTGGACAGTTATTAAGAAGAAACAAACAATGTGATTTTGAAAACATTGTAAGAGGTTCTGACAATTATTTGTGTTTAGTATTCCATTTTGACAACGATTGGAAAGAAACAAAAAGAGTTATAAGTTTTTACGATGTAGATGGAAAGCAAACAAATGAAATCATAAAAGATAGAGTCACAGTTCCAGTAAATGTAACACATGGAAGTATGTTTTATTTTGAATTAACAGGAAAGAGCAACAAAACAAGAATAACAACAAATAGAGCATATATAGAGCAAACATAAGGAGGTGTAAGAAGTGCCTAGTGTAGATGAATTGTTAAATTCGGCAGAAGTTACAGAAGCAACATTAACAGAAACAAATGACGTAATAGAGATAGATGCAGATACAAGAACAATGATTATTCCAGACACAGAAAGAATATTCGGTGTTATGAGTGATGAAAAAGGTGAAAGAAAATATTTCAGATGTAAAAGGTTTGTTGGAAATGGAATAGACTTAAGCAAACTAGATTTAAGAGTTATTTATCAAAATGCAAGTGGGTTAGAAAGCGGAAGAGACAAATATATTGTAACAGACTTAGCAACAGATGGTGAGGACTATGTAACATTTAGTTGGGAACTAAGCAGAAAAGTAACAGCATATAAAGGTATTATATCTTTTATTGTTTGTGCGATTAAAACCGGAACGGATGGCATTATAACAAATGAATGGAATACAACACTTGCAAATGGAATAGTATTGGATGGGTTGGAAGTAAGTGGAACACAGGAGCAAGAAAAAGAAGCGTATGACTATTACAAGCAACTTGAAGCAGAATTAGAAAAGAAAGCACAAGAGGTAATAGGAACAATTCCAAGTGACTATACGCAAACATTAAAAGATGTTAGTAATTTAAAGAGAGAAGTTACAGATGGAAGAACGGATGTAGATGGAGAAGTCCATAAAAACATCGGAGATGCCATGAGAGGACAGGCAAGAAAACTAAGGGGGAATCTTGTTGTCCGTCAGAAAGAACAGCCAACAGACCCGAACAATAATGTATGGATTTCAGATGAAGATGATGAGGTGGAAGTGCCGGATATGGGGGAATTTAATTTTCTCAAAGAAGATTTAAAATATCATTATGTAAAAAAGTATAATTCTGTGTATGTAACTAATATGTTAAAAAACATTGGTGATTTTACATTTTCTTCAACAGGTGTTGAAAAAGTAGTTTCAGACAACACTATTATAGTTAATGGGGTGTTTAAAGATGTTTGGGCGAGAATTTTATTTAAAAAACAAATTTTAGCAAATCACAAATACCTATTTTTCGTAAAAGCAAAAGAAATAGACAACATTAATCAGGCTTTTTCCCTTGTTTGTAGATATGGAACTACAAGTATTTTGAGAAGTAATATCTCCGATTTTCCAGTTCAAATGTATGACTATAAAAATTATAGTGATTATACTGATTTCTGTGCCATATTTTCTCATAATGAAACAACTGATGTAGATTTTACCATTGCTTTTGGATTAAATAAAACAAATGGTGAAGCTAAGGTTAGTATCAAAGATGTTATAATTGTTGATGTTACAGACTTGACCGATGCTCAAATATTGGAAATTATATCAAATGGAATGACAAATGGTGTATATTATAATCCGGGGAAAAACATAGCTGATTCGCTTATTGAAGAAGCGGAGAACAATATTGTTAATAAAGTAATCAAAAAAATGAAACCTAACCCTAATGGATATTGGTATGGAAAGAAATGTTTGGTTATTGGAGATAGCACGTCTGCTACTGAACAATGGCAGAAAAAGCTTTACGAAAATCTTGGTATGAGTGTGACAACTCACGCAAAAGGTGGAATTCAATTTTTGCAGATGGTTGTTGGTAGTCTTGGATATGAAGGCGATTATGATAACGAAACAGGGAACACAGGTGTTTTACAACCGCTAAAAGCAAGTGATGTATATGACAAAGATTTAATAATTATTTTTGGTGGGTTTAACAATAGAGGTATAAAACTCGGCGAAATCACTGATTTATACAAAACTGATGGAACAGGGCAAAATACCGTGACCGGACAACTGCAATTCGTTCTTAATTGGGTATATGACTTACTGAAAGGAAATGAATCTTATGCTCAAAATTTAAAATGTAAAATTGTCCTTGTAACACCGTATTGTTGCGGAAAATACAGTTATGCCGATTATGATGGTTATGGCGGTGATAAATGGGCGGGTTATACATTGCGTGAAATGTGCGACAGAATTGTTGAAATTGCTTCGTTAAACAACTGTTCAAGTTATAACGCATGGGAAAACAGTGGGATTGGTCGACATACATGGACAATTTATTCCGCATCTCCTACCGCAACGAAAGAAGCGGGAGGTGATACCGCACCATATCCTACAAATGCAGACCAACTACACCTCAACAATTCCGTAGGATATCCACATTTAGGGGATTGTATTTCTACTTTTGTGAGTGGAATTGTTTAATTAAAGGAAGCATAAAGCAAAAATTAGGAGAGGCTAATATCTTTCTTTTTCTATGCAAAAATTTAGTAAACCAACCTTAGAAAGGAGAAACCACACATGAGTGTATTCATAAAGAAATCAAAATTAAGAGTAAAAAATGAAGACGGAACAAGTTATACCGGAGTAATGAATGCCATAGCAGAAGAGAGTACAGAAGAATTAATCAAACAGATTGAAGCCAAAGGAAATAAGACACTGGAGAGCATCCCAAAGGATTATACAGTGCTGGAAGGGAATGTGGATAAACTAAAGGAAGATTTGAGTGATGTTAACAATTCGGTTTCTACCACGGCAGATGTTTATACAATCGCATCAGCAGACATGGAATCAGGAACAATCGACAAAATAACCGGAGTTGATGGAGAATCAAATAATAGTATTCGCAGTAAAGATTTTATTGATATATCAAATACAAAATCCTTTATTTTCTGTGGAATTTCCACAAATGATTATTATGTAAGGACTGTATATTATGATTCTAGCAAAACTTTTTTAATATCCACAGATGGCATTAAGGCAAATGAAGAAGCTGTCGAATTTGTCAAGCCAAATAAAGCAAAATATATGCGAATTGTTATTGTGTACATTAGTCTTGATAGCGTTGATTACATCAAACCTGTTATCACATATACAAATTTGATTGATGGAGATACCATCACACGCTCTGTAAAAAAAGGAAAATTTAAAACATTTCAAAACGATTGGGAAATACTCGAAGGAAAATGGGTTGATATTCCATATGGACAAACACTTAAAAGAACTGACAGTAGAAATTCCTGTACTGCGAATTTTTTACATGCAAAAAAGGGCAATGAGTTGATTCTTCAATCTCCTATTTCTTTCTCTATTATGCTGTTTAGTGAAGCTGATGAAACAACTTGTTTTTACAACTCGTATAAAGATGGTGTTTACTATTCTGGTTATAAATTCAATTCAGACTGCTATTTCTTGCTGAACTTTACAAATCAACATGATATCTCTGCCGAAACAAAAAAATCTGATATTGTTTGGACGAAAAACACTGTAAAAGATGTTCAGACTGTGTTTATTGTTCCAAATGCAGAATACAGCACAATTCATGTTGCTTCCGCATGGGCATCTGATGAAGAAAAAATGGGGGCAGACTATGTTTGTGATGGCGTAAACGATGGAGAAGAACTGCAACAAGCGATTTATGATTTGAGAGCAAGAGGTGGAGGAGTTCTTAAACTATCGAATGAACGATATATCATTGATACGCTTTTTGATAGCGGTATTACATCGGTCGGAAAATACGGCATATATATTCCAACAAATAATTACAACGTGTCGTTAATTAAGATTGAGGGCGTAAATTTTCCGAATGTTATCCAGCCTATGTATTTTGGACACTGTGCAAGACTTGATATGTCACAAGAGCTGTATGATTCTCTTGGTGAGAATGAGATTGTGAGCATGATTGGCGTTAGACCAGTAATAAATGGTTTGTCAAAAGTATCTCGTTCTTCTGTAGGCTGTACATTAAGTATTGAAAACGTAGCAATCAATATTCCAGCACCGCAGAAAAAAGTTATCGGTGTAAACTGCGAATATGCTTACAATATGCAGCTTAAAGGTGTACATTGTGGGCTTACAGAATATGCAGGAGATCCACAAGAAAAAGACGGAAAAATCATAAATTCAACCATTGACTGTATTGGTATACGAACTTTGTATGGGTATAACTGGGGTAGCGGATATCACATTGATGATTGCAATGTGCGTGGTTGGGGTCTTGGTTTTGACATATCTGGCGAGCACCTTATTATGCAAAATGCTTGTGCAAGATTTGTTAATACCGGATTCCGTTTCGGTCATTTTGGAGACGATACAATGATGTCACACCCAAACACGCTTATTAATTGCTGTGAAGAGTGGTTGCTACATGGAATAGTTTTTGAAGGCAATGGTTTGGGTCAATCATTGAATATCATTGACTTCAACATTGAGGATATGACAAGTAATGGTTGGGGGCGTAAAACTTATGCTAAAGAGTCCAAGCCAGGAAGTTATCATGGAACATTGACGTATACGACAACACGTGACAGTTACAAAAATGTTCCGCACAAGTTTTGGGAAGATGGAAGTGGTATAAATGTATTGACACGTGATCTGAACGACAAATTCAGTGGAACGACAGAAAATCGTCCGCGAATCCCACAAAATAACCAACAGTATTTTGATACAACGCTGAACAAGATGTTGTATTACATTAACAATAATTGGGTCGATGCTATGGGAGAAGTAATTAACTAAATGGGGGTTATAGTTAGTCAAGAACGTAAGAAACAGAACAGCAGATAAAAATTTTAGTATTAAATAAATGTGAGGTATAGCAATGTGACAACAGCAGAAATGATAGGTATAGTAGTTTTAGGGTTAAGTTCACTTATTGGAATATTTACAGCAGTATATAGACCGTTAAGTGAAAACACAAAAGCAATGACAGAACTAACACTAAGAGTAGAACAGTTAGCAAAAGAAATGAAAGAACAAAATGAAAAACTGGAAAAACAAAACAAAGAAATAGAAGAGTACAAAGAACACGTAAGAAAAGGGCAGAAACAGCAGTGGGATGCAATAGAAAGAAACGAAAAAGAAATAGGAGAAGCAAAACATGCATTAGAGTTATGTCAATTAGAAAATGGAGGTAAAAAACATGTTTAAGAATTGTGTATTCAAACCAAACGTAAATACTATTGAATGGTTTAAGGCGGCAAGTGTAAGAGCAATTAAAACAATGGCACAGGCGGCACTCGGTATTATGGGAACTGGTATTTTTATTCATGATATAGATTGGATAATGGTAATTTCAGCAAGTATTGTTGCGGGCATTGCAAGTATTTTAACAAGTGTTGCTGGCATTAAAGAGGTAAAAGCTAAGGAATAATAGTATAGCATATAAAAATTGATTCTAGGGGCATTCTAGGAGGTTATAGAGGTATATGAGTAAAACAGCACAAGGGTTAATTGATTTCGCAAAGAGTAAAATAGGAACTCCGTATGTATATGGAGCAAAAGGAGAAGTTGTAACGCTGGACAGAATCAGAGAACTAAGAAGAATTTACGGTTCTAACTGTGTTTGGTACAGTGATGACAACAAAGCTGGAAAAGTATGTGTAGATTGTAGTGGGTTAATTAGTTGGTATACTGGTAAAATGCGTGGTAGTTATCAGTACAAAGAAACAGCAGTAGAAGTTATTCCAATCTCGCAAAGAACAAACAATAACATTGGCTGGGCAGTATGGATGAAAGGACACATAGGAATCTATCTTGGAGATGATAAATACATTGCCGCAGATGGTTCAGCTTATGGAGTAAGAATTGCTAATCTGTCACAGAACAGGTTCACACACCTTTTGAAGCTTTGTGATATTGATTATGGTAAGGGAGTAACAGTAACAGGAGTAGCAACACCACAGCCGAGTGGAGGACATTACAATGTTCCAGTTAATTTTACATATGCAGTAAGAGTAGAGGGAGGAACAATATATCCATTTGTTCGAAACTTGCAAGATTTTGCCGGTGTACAGGGCAGAAAGATAACAGATATAGCAATTAAGTGTGATGTTGGTTCAGTATCATATAGAGTCCATGTTATTGGTGGAAAATGGTTGCCATATGTTTCCGGTTGTAACTGGAATGATTCAAACAATGGATATGCCGGAATTGGTAAAGTTATTGATGCTATTGAAGTTATCTATCATCCACCAGTAGGAAGCTGGCAGAAAGCGCAGTATAGAGTATCACCAGTAAAACGAGGATATTATTCATGGCAGTATAATGATGAAAAAACAGGCGGACAAGATGGATATGCGGGTGCATTTGGAATTCCTATTGATAGATTCCAGTTATTCTAAAACAAAACAAACATTTAATGGGGTGGAGAAATCCACCCTTTTGTTATATATAAAACATAAAATAAATATTGACATATATATATTTATATATTATAATATATTATATAATAGAAAGGAGTATAATATTATATGGCTAGTAATAAACAACATAGTGTTGAAGTAATACAAGCATTAAGAAATTTTCCTTATTTTGTTTTAAGAAATGAAATAGAAGAGGGATATAATTTATATACACAAGAACTGTTACAGATTCAGCAAAACTATATTGATTATAAAAAAGGAGCTGAATTTATAACAGAGGGAACAGCAGGGGATTATGTAGCATCAGATGTTAGGTTTAAAATAGCAAAAACATTGATTGATAAAGAGGCAAGATTCATGTTTAGCCAAACACCAGATTTTTTAATTCAGCAAAATTATGTTGACGAAGAAAACACAGAAAAAATACAACAGTATCAAACATTAGTAAATAAAGTTTTAAAGAACAGTAATTTTTCAAGAACATTATTACAAAGTGCAAAAGATTGTTTTATCGGAAAGCGTGTAGCATGTTTGGTTGATTTTTCAGAACAGGATGGAATACAAGCACATTTTTATAACAGTTTGCAGTTCTATTACGAAACAGATTATGGTTCAGATAGATTAACAAAGTTTATAAGTTTTGAAAGTGTGAACAGAACAAAACGAACAAGCCAAAAGAAGTATTTAGTAAACAGATATGAAGAAATAAATGGACAAATACATTTTAGTTCAACATTGTATAATGGAATCGGCAATGTAGAACAGGAAGTTGTAGCAGAACAGATAACAGAGTTAGAGTATATTCCGGCAGTAGTAATATTAAATGATGGAACATTGATTGATAAGCTAGGCGTATCTGAAATTGAAGATTTAGTAATGTACGAAGCTGGATACAGTAGACTTGGAAATGCAGATATAGACAGTGAAAGAAAAGGAATGAATCCCATTCGTTATACAGTAGATATGAATGCAGAAACAACAGCTAATCTAAGTAGTGGAGCTGGTGCGTACTGGGATTTACGTTCAGAACAAAACCAAAATGAAGTACATCCACAAGTCGGAACATTAGCACCACAGATGAATCATACAGAGAGTGTTAAAACAACACTTGATAGAATTAAAACAACAATGTATGGAGAACTTGATATGCCAAACATTTCAGAAGAAACAATGGCAGGAACAATAACAAGCGGAAAAGCATTGAAAGCATTATATTATCCATTACAAGTAAGATGTGATGAAAAGATGAAAGCGTGGATTCCGGCACTTGAATTTATTGTTGAATGTATTTTGGATATTGCAATGCTAAACAAAGATGAAGTTGTTTCAAGATATGTTTTAACAGGATTGGACGAAATACAGTATAACATTAATGTTTTAGAACACTATGCTCTTATGGAAGATGAAGATGATGAAAAAGCGTCAGACCTTTCAGAGATTGCGGCAAATGCTAGAAGTAGAAAGTCATACATTAAGAAGTGGAGAAAGGATGAATTTAAAACAGATGCACAGATTGATGATGAACTTATGCAAATAGCAATAGAAAATAATATGTTTGATAGTATGAGCATGAATACACAAGTACAGGGAGAACTCGGAAACATTGAAACAAAACAGCAAGTAGAAAAGAATGTACAACAAATTGAAACACAAACAAAACTCGAAGAATAATAAAAAGTTTTAAATAAGTGTTGACATTTATATTGTTATAGTGTATTATAATACTTGTAAGGAACAAAGAAAACAAATTAGAAGAAAACAGAAAAGAGGTGTAAGAAATGGCACAAAAGTTCAGTTTAAAAAATGCAGAACAGGTAAGACAAACAACAACAGCACAGATGCAAAAAGATATAAAACAAATGTATGAGAATCTGTACCATGATGTTACAAAACAAATAGCAAGCATGGGTAATGGAAACATGCAAAAACAAAACCTCATATTACTAAAGCGGAGCATAACAAAAAGAATTGAACAATTAAATAAAGATATTAAAAATGGTGTCGTTCGAAATATGACAACAGTTTCTGAAAGTGTAGTGTATGATACTAGAACATTTTTAAAATATTGTGGTTTTAAAGATTCGGACATACATGAAGCATTTAGGTTTATTCCCGATCAAGTTGTTAGAAATATAATAACCGGGAATATATATCAAGATAATTGGACACTAAGTAAAGCAATATGGGGTTATAACAAACAAACACAGGAAAGTATAAATAAAATAATCTCAATAGGAACAGCACAAGGAAAAAGCGCATATGAGATAGCACTTGATATTGAAAGTTATGTAGACCCAAAAGCAAGAAAGGCAAGTAAAGTAATCTACAGCACTAGAAAAGCAAGAATAACAGATGTAAACAGTGGCAGGGCGAACAAAGTCGGAGAAAAAATAAATGATAAGTTTCGTTTCGGTCATGTTGATTACAACGCACAAAGGCTTGCTAGAACATTAGTGTCACACGCATATCAACAGAGTTTTGAAGCAGTAAACAAAAATGACCCTTTTGTTATTGGCTATAGATGGATAACAAGTAATTTTCATGGGAGAGTTTGTAGGATATGTGAGAACAGAGCTAAAGAAGATAAATATGGATTAGGACAGGGAGTATATCCGAAAGATGCATTACCGTTAGACCATCCTAATGGGATGTGTACTTTTGAAGCAGTAATATCAGATAGTATGTCAGATATAGCTAAGAAAATTGGAATGTGGTATAAATCACCAGTTGGAACGTTCCCGGAGATTGATAGATATGCATTAGATTTTATGTAGAACAGGAGAAGAACATGGAAGTAAAAAGAGTGTGTAACAAATGTGGAGAAGTAAATAGTTTGGATTCAAAGTCATTACTGAAAAAAGATGTATATGACGAAGATAAAAAACATTATGTTATTTTGTATTTTGAATGTGTAAGATGTAAAGAAGTCGAAGTCGTTCAGATAGATGATAATGAGTCCATACAGACGTTTAAAGAGATTAAGGCACTATTTATCAAGGCAATGAGAAAACGCCTTAAAAAGGAAACTGTGAGCCCTAGAGAGGTAAAGAAAAAGGACAGACTTACAAAGAAACTTAATGAAAAAAGAAAGTTGCTTAATGAAACTTCAAAAGGAAAAATTTTTTATGATGAAAATGGAAAAATATTTATAAAAGAGTTGACAATGTATACAGGTGGTGATATAATTGAAAGTGACATGTGATAAGTGTCAAACATCATTTTATCCAATGATAAAGGAAGAAAACAAACAAGTTGGAAAACAAAACATAACAAGGACTTTTCTAGTATGTCCGAATTGTGGAAAACAATATGATTCTTATTATGATAATCAAAAAACATTGATTTTGAAAAAACAAATAAGAAAAGCAACAGCAAACATGAACAGTGAAACAAATGAAACAGAAAAGGCGAGATTTTTAAAAGGTATTGAGAAAAAGAAAAGACAGTTACAAAAAGAAGAGAGAATTTTACAAACATTATATAATAAATAAAGGAGAATAGAACAAATGTCAGAAACAAATACAAACACAGATGTACAGAACAATGAGAATAATAACAATGAACAGCAGAATAATAATACAAATCAGCAGACAAGTACACAGCAGAATGCAAATAATGTTGATGTTGAAAAAGTAAAAGGTGATGCTGTAGCAGAATATCTTAAATCTTTAGGAGTTGAAGATTCAGAGTCTTTACAGGCAATCGTAAAGAAAGCTAAAGAAGATGAAGAAGCAAACAAAACTGATTTACAGAAAAAGGATGATGCATTAACAGCAACAACAAAAGAACTTGTTACAGAGCGTGAAGCAAGAGTTATTGCAGAAGCTAAATTGTCAGCTATTCAGTTAGGAGCAAAACCGGAGCTTGTGGATGATTTAGTTATTGTTGCAAAAGCAAAGGTAACAAAAGAAAAAGACATTAATGCAGTAATTGCAGAAATGAAAGACAGCACAAATGGAAAGATTTATTTTGCGACTGATGAAGATGAAACAAACAAAAAGGGAACAGTAACACGTTCAAGAGTGAAGAAAGCAACAGAGCAAAATAAACAGGGTACAAACGGAGATTCAAACAATGGAGATTCAAAGTATGCCGGGACAATGGCTGAGAGATTACTTGCTGGAAGAAAAGCAGTAAAGAGCCATTATTTTAAATAAAGGAGGGTAAAACAAATGTTAAATCAAACAGGAGTTAGAAAAGAAACATATGGTAATACAAATCAAATTCTTTTTGCAGTAGAACATCAAGTTTCTATGGGTGTAGTAGTAAGTAATGCACTCGGAGTTGCAGAGGGAACAAAGAAAGTTGTTAAAGCTGGAACACCACTTACAGGAAATCTTGATGCAAGAACAACAGCATTCACAGCGGCAACAGCTGGTAGCTCTACAGAAGCGTCTGACGCAGTAGGAGTTCTTCTACATGATGTGGATGTTACAACAGGTGATGCAAATGGAACATTGCTTTTGTTTGGATTCGTAAATACAAACAGAATTGATGCAACAACAAAAGCGAAACTTACAGATACAGTAAAGAAAGCAATGCCAATGATTAAATTCGTTGCTTGCTAATTAAGAGATAGGAGGAAAATAAAACATGACAATTTATGATCTTATTATTAGTTCTGAAATTACATCATATTGGGAACTGTTACAACAGGATAGAGATCCATATCTAGGAGAAGAGCTGTTCCCGAATGATAAGAAACTCGGACTTACACTTAAATGGTTGAAAGGTTCTAATGGACTTCCAGTAGTTCTGAAAGCATCAGCGTTTGATGTACAGGCTATTCCAAGACCGAGAATTGGATTCGAGAAGTTAAGCGCAGATATGCCATTCTTTAAAGAGTCTAAGTATATTGATGAAGAATTAAGACAGGAACTTAACAAAATCATTGAGAGTGGAAACCAAGCATACATTGATGCAATCGTAAACAGAATCTTTGCAGACGAGGTTGAACTTCTTGAGGGTGCTTCCGCACAGAGAGAGCGCATGAGAATGATGATGCTCACAACAGGAACAATTTCTATGAAAGGAAATGGACAGGTTTATGAGTATGATTATGGTGTAGATGAAAGCCATAAAGTAACAGTAACAAAGAGTTGGAGTGACCCATCAGCAACAATTCTTGATGATATCAGAACAGGTATTACAAAAATCGTTGATGATACTGGTGTGACAGTTGAAAGAGCAATATGCTCTTCAAAGGTGTTCGGATATATCAGAGCAAATACAGAAATTAAGAAATCTATCTATGTTATGACAGATGGTGTTGGTTTTGTATCAGATGCAAAAGTTAAACAGTTCATTAAAGATGAGCTCGGAATTGATATTGTAGTATATGACAAACGATACAAAGATGAAGAGGGAGCAGTTCAGAGATATGTTCCAGAAGATGTTTTTGTTATGTTCCCAACAGGAAAACTCGGAAACACATGGTTTGGTACAACACCGGAAGAATCAGACCTTATGTCAAGTAATGTTGCAAATGTTTCAATTACAGATACAGGAGTTGCAGTTACAACTATGACAAAGGCAGACCCAGTAAATGTAGAAACAAAAGTTACAATGATTTGTCTGCCAGACTTCCCAACAGCAGACCAAGTATATATTCTTGATGTAGTAGCGTAAGGGAGGAATAAACATGGCAATGGTTAATATTATGAAAGGTGAGCATACTGTTAAGGTAAGTCGCAATTCATATGAAACAATGTTCAAGAAGAATGGTTATGTTATTGTTGATGAAACAGAACAGAACATTGATGATATTGTAGAAGATGAACAGATTGAAGAAGATGATTCAGTAGATACAATTCCGATTTCTGAAATGAACAAAGAACAGCTTATGGAGTATGCAGAGAAACATAACATTGATACTTCAAAAGCTAAAAATGTAAGAGAAGCAAGACAGATTATTCAGAAAGCAATCCAGCAGAGTAAGATGTAAACAAAAGTGGGAGGTGAGTATATGGATAATCTAGAACAGTTAAAATTCAACTTGAGAGAAAAACAAGCACCATATTTTGAAGTGGATGAATTGCAATATCTATTAGAAAAAAATAACGGTGATGTTAGAAAAGCAAGCTATGATGGATTAATAATCAAAGCAGAGGTAACAGGGTTGGATGTAAGTGGTTTGACCACGAAAGACAGTTCTAGTTATTTCAAGATGCTTGCATCCCATTTTGTTTCTGTAAACAGTGGGGTGCTAAGATGAATGAGAAAATGTTACAGATAGAGCTAAACAAAGTAAAACGAGAAATAAAAACACATGGCAGAAGTTATGTTGTTAAAAGAACAGTATTAAACAACTATGGAGAAGATACCGACAAACAAGAGGAAGTTGTAGAAGTACAAGGATTGTTTCATACACAAAAGGGATATATAACAAAAAGCGTTTCAGATGGTTCTAAAACACATTCAAAAGGACAGCCGAAATTAATGGTTGCATATGATGATTCTGTTTTAATAAAAAATGGAGATATAATACAAATAAATGAAAACACTTATAAGATTATTGAGAAAAATAATATACAAGAGTTTAACATTGTTTGTGACATATCAATGGAGTTGGTGTTGAATGGGAACAATTAGAATTGATGCGAAACAGTTATTAGGCAATTTAGAAAGAGCAGAAACAAAGGCGCAGATTGCAATTAAAATGTTCGCGAATGAGGGAGCAAAAAAGTTTCAGAATTATGCAAAGATGAATAGACCATGGACAGACAGGACAGGACATGCGAGACAAAGGTTAGTTGGTTGGGTGGAAACATTTAGCGATAAAACGAGAATATATATAAGTCATGGCGTTGATTATGGTGTATATTTAGAGCTATGCAATGAAAGAAGATTTGCAATTCTACAGCCAACCGTTAATGCATGTTCTAAGGAAGTTTTGGATGGGTACAAGGAATTGTTGAGGTACTTAAAATGAAAAGCATTATAGAACAAATTAGGGATGTTTTAGAAGCAGATGGAACTAATGTATATTATCCATCACAGCACAAAGGAGAATGTATAAAAGAATACATTGTGATAAAGTCAGAGGGAACATATGAACAGCAATCAGTTTCAAGTGAAAGACCGTTATATACAATTATGTTATATGTTCCAGTGAACAGATATGGAAGAATTGAAAGTTTCATGTTTGAAACAAAACAAAAAATGAAACAGATATTTCCACTTGTTATGTATGTTGGAAATGAAACAGCAAGTTTTTATGATGAAGATAAAAACGCACATATGGTATCATTTCAATACCAAGGCTGTAGAAAAATAGAAAATCGTTAGGAGGTTAAGTAATGGCTAAAACACAGAAAAAAGCAGTTGGAATCCCAACCATTGATGTTTCGCTTGTAGTGGTAAGAACAGGTGTGGTTGATGGTGACGATACAAATGCAACAGAGATTGCGGTAGATACAGCGAATAAAGTAGGAGTCGAACCGCAGACAGAAACAACAGATGCAATTAAACTTGTAAAAGATGGAAGATTAATTGCACAGAAACCAGCAAAGACAACAATTACTGGACACCAAATTACATTGACAGATAATGTGTTCATTCCAGAACTTGTTAAGATTCTGCAAGGCGGAACAGTAGAGGGAAGCGGAGATTCATTAACATATACACCGCCAGTTGCAGGAAGTACAGACAAAGGACAAGTATTTGAACTCGATTGTTATTCAGCACAATATGATGCAAGTGGTCAGATTGTTAGATATGAGAAAATCACATATCCTAACTGTCAAGGAACACCAGTGGCAATGAGTTCAGAAGATAATGTATTTAGAGTTCCAGAGTACACAATTAATTCAGCACCAAAAGAGGGAGAAGCACCTTATAAGATTTCTTATACAAAAACACTCCCACAGTTCACAGATGTGTCTGCATTGTCAGATGAAGATAGTTTTGAAACAGGACTTGCAGTAAGTTAAATAGAACAAAGAATAGGAGAGAAAGAACATGGCAAGAACAACAAAAACAGAACAGGTAACAAGTTTGGAACAGTTGAAACAATATGCAAATGGGAATGTTGTAAGACTTCCAGATTTTGCAGAGGGTCAGCCTTTTGTTGCAAAACTTAAAAGACCATCTATTTTAGGAATGGCGAAACAGGGAAAGATTCCAAACTCATTACTTGTTAAAACAAATGAGTTATTCGTACAGAGTGGAAGTCTTGATACAGAAGAAAACAGTATGATGCAAGAAATTTATGACGTAATTGATTTGATTGCAAGTGGAACTTTTGTAGAGCCAACATATGATGAAATCAAAAGTACAGGGATTGAGCTTACAGATGAACAGATGATGTTCATTTTTAATTATTCACAACAGGGGGTAAAAGCGTTAGAATCCTTTCGTACAGAGTAAAAAGGTAGAAAGCGTATTAGCAATATCAAGGCAGTATAAATGTTTACCTAGTGAAGTGCTAGGGATAGAGGACAGTTATACTGCCTTTTGTTTTAACGAAGCATGTTGTGAATTAACATTGAGATTAACAGAGGGAGAAAAACCTCATTATATAGAACAGAACAAAAAAGCGGAGACAAAACACTATAACAATTTTAAAGATTTTTATAAACAGTACGAATAAAAGTATTGTTTGAAAGGAGAAACAAATGGCGGTTAATATGGGAACTGCTGTGGCATATTTGGAACTTGATTCAAGTAAGTTTCAAAAAGGGTTTAAATCCGCTTATAACGACCTAAAAGTTTTTGGGGATAAATCAGCCACAGCAGAACAAAAGTTTAAAGGACTTTCAAGTGCCTTCGCTACAGTTGGAAGTACAATGTCAAGAAGTGTAACATTGCCACTTGCAGGAGTAGGGGCAGCGGCACTTAAAGCGGGAACAGATTTTGAAAGTGCTATGTCACAAGTTGCCGCTACAATGGGAACAACAACAGATAAGATTCAAAACCTTTCAAAGTTCGCACAGCACATGGGTGCTACAACAGCGTTTAGTGCAACACAGGCGGCAGAGGGATTAAATGTATTAGCGCAGAGCGGATTAACAGCAGAGGAACAGATGCAAGCATTACCAGAAGTATTAAATCTTGCGGCGGCTGGTAATTTAAGTCTTGCTGACTCTTCCACTTATGTTGTAGGAACATTAAAAGGTTTTGGAAAAGGAATGGATGAAGCAAAGCGTGTTACAGATTTAGTTGCTAAAGGAGCAACAATGGCAAACACGGATGTTAGAGGATTAGGAACAGCACTTTCCTCTTCATCCGCAACAGCTAAGAGTTATGGACAAAATATGGATAGTGTAACATTAAGTTTGTTACGATTAGCAGAACAAAACATAACAGGAGAAGAAGCGGCAACATCATTAAACAGAGCAATGATGGATTTGTACACACCTACAAGTACAGCCAAGAAAGCACTTGATGAATTAGGCGTTTCAGTGTATGATGCACAAGGCAATGCAAGAGATTTCAATGACGTTGTAGACGAATTAAATGGCAAACTAAGTGGGATGTCAGAGGAAGAAAGAAACGCATATAAAAACACCATATTCACAACATATGGATTGCAAGCGTTTAACAAAATGACAGTCTCATCAACAGAGAAAGTTAATGATTTTAAAGAGGGACTAAAAGATGCAAACGATTCAGCACTAAAACAAGCACAAACACAGCTTGATAATTTAAAGGGTGATATAACACTTTTTAAATCAGCATTAGAGGGTGCTGGAATTGTTATATCAAATGTATTAATACCAAACATAAGAAATTTTATTCAATGGCTTACAAACCTTGTAACAAAGTTTAATGAATTATCAGAAGAACAACAGAATTTTATTGTAAAAGCGGGTCTTGTAATTGCCGCAATCGGTCCAGTTTTACTTATTCTATCAAAAGTAGCAACGGCAGTTTCAAGAACGATTACAGTATTTAAAACATTTAAAACAACGATTGAAGCAGTTAAAACAAGTATAGATTTGGTAAAGGCTGGCTATGCTGGATTGGCTACTCAAATGGGTGGAATACCTCAAATAATAGCTAATTTATCAACAGGATTCAGTGGAGCATTATTGCCAATCCTTTCGGTTGTTGCTGTTATTGGAACATTGGTTGCAATGTTTGTTACATTGTGGAAAACAAATGAAGAATTTAGAAATAACATAACAAGTACATTCAATGAATTAAAGAAAGTGTTTTCAGATTTTGCGAATGAATTTGTAAGTAAGATAAATGAATTAGGTTTTAATTTTGAAAGTATCACAGATGTAATTAAAACAGCATGGGAGACACTATGTGATATATTTGCACCAGTATTTGAGGGTGCTTTTTCTACAGTTGTAGATATTATACAGCTTGTTTTAAACAATGTTCTAAGTATAATGGATATATTCATTGGAATATTTACAGGAGATTTTGAACAAGTTGCAGATGGCATAAAAGGATTGTTTGACAACGTAGTAGAAACGTTCACAAGTATTGGAAGCACAATTTTAAGCACTATAGGAGATATAGGAGCGAAGATATTAGAGAAGTTTGGACTTGATGAAGTGGCACAAAAGTTTCAAGAGTTCTTTGACAAAGTGTCTGATACTTTCAGCAGACTTCCAGAGATTATTTTGGGAGCGTTTGATAGTGTTAAAACATTCTTTACAGAAACAATACCGGAAGTATTTAGCAATGCAGTTGAAACAATACAAGGTTTTGTTGATAATATTATAAGTTTCTTCGCCGAAACAATACCGAACGCATTCAACACTTTTGTGAATGAAACAATACCGAACACAATAAATGCAATTACAACATGGTTTGAACAGTTACCGTATAAGATTGGTTATGTAATAGGTGAAATGCTTGGACATATATATCTGTTCGGTCAGTCTTGTATTGAATGGGCAACAACTGAATTGCCAGTGATAATTGAAAATATTGTAACATGGTTCGCAACATTACCAAGCAGAATATGGGAATGGTTGCTTGATACAATAAACAAAGTTATTGAGTTTGGGACAAACTTAGTTGAGACTGGTGTTCAAGCCGCAACAAACTTTGTAACAAATGTCGTAACATGGATATCAACATTACCTAGCAGAATATATCAATGGCTATCACAAACTATAAGTAGAGTAATATCATGGGGTTCACAGCTTGTACAGAGCGGAGTTCAAACAGCAACAAACTTTGTTTCAAGATTTATTTCATTCTTGCAACAACTACCAAGTAAAGTATGGAGTATAGTGTCACAGATACCTAGTAAAATACTCGCAATAGGTGGTCAGATGTACAGTGCCGGAAGAAATATTCTGTCACAGCTGTGGAATGGATTAAAGAGCATAGGAAACAGCATTATTGGATGGGTAAGTGATTTTGCGGGAAAGATTGGAAGTTTTGTCAGTGGAATTGTTAGTGGATTCAAGAATGTTGTGAGTGGTGCAAATGAAGCAAAATCTGCCGCAAGGAGTGTAAACGGTAAGCACGCAAATGGTTTGGATTATGTACCTTTTAATGGATATGTAGCAGAGTTACACAAAGGAGAAAGGGTATTGACAAAACAGGAGAATGAAGAGTATAATAACAGTAGAGGTAAAAATAGTAGTGGAGACACATTTAATTTCTACAATACAAAACCAAACGCATATGAGTATGCAAGACAAATGAAAAAAGCAAAAAGGGAGTTACTGTTAGGATTTTAAAAAGGTGGTGAAAACAATGGTCAAAAAAGTTACACTAACAAATAGCGTAACAAAAGACAGTATTGTTATTGATTCAAAAGATGGTTATTATATCATTGATGAAATTGACTGGGATACACCTAGCGTAGAAATGTCAGCATATAGAGTGCCTTATCAAATAGGGCAATCTTATGCTGGTTTAACAGTTGGAACAAGAAAACCAACTATAACAGGATATGTTGTTGCTAAGGATGTAGAACAAGCAAGTACATGGGAGCAATACTGGGAGAACTGTGAAATAGCAGTACAAGACAAAAAGGAAGAACTTGATAGAATGATTTCTATATACCAAGAAATTGTGATTGAAGCAAATGGATTTTATTTAGATGCAAGACCAACAGCACCACCAAAATATTCTAATACTTATAAAGAAAATAATGAGATTTTATGCAAGTTTATTTTGGAGTTTGAATGTTTCAATCCAATGTTTTATAAGGAAACAAAAACAATTAATTTTTCTGTTCTTGAAAATAAGTTTAAATTTCCACTAACGATTCCTAAAACAAAAGGAATAACAATGGGTATTGAGCATAGGCAGAAAATTATATTGTTTGAAAATAATGGTGATGTTCCAGTCGGTTGTATTATACGAATGAAAGCAATTAGTGATTCATTAATAACACAGCAAGTAAATAGCATAACAGAAGATGCAAAAATTATATTTTCTGATTTGAGTATGTCTGCCGGTGATGAAATTGTTATAAATACTAACATTGGAGAAGAAAGTGTTAAATTGCATACACAAAGTGGTGATGAAGTTTCTATTGTTGGAAACATGGAAGTTGGCTACAAACTATTTAAAATTCTTATAGGAAAAAACTATTATTCGTATGAAACACAGCCCAGTGATGGTGTCATGGATGTTAGTTTTGAATATAGGGAGCAATATTTTAACATAAGGGGGATGTAGAATTATGGTAACAATATTAGATGATACAATGTGCATAGTTGACATTCTCCGCAAATATGAATATTCACAGTATGAGTTTAAGGCAAGAGAAATAGGAACATTTACAATTAATGCAATGCTTGATAAAGAAAATTTATATTTGATGGATAAAACAAAGAATTATTATGTTTTGTTTGACAATGATGTTTTCGGAGTCATTGAGTCAGTAAAGCGTGAAAGTGATAGCGAAACAAGTAAGGTATTTACGATAAAAGGTAGCCTTGCATTAAAACTGCTGGAATATAGAGTTATCAAAGGGCAAGTGACATTTAAAGGAAAAAGCTATAAATACATTGAAGAGTTGATAAAACAAAACCTTATAATGTCAGATGATGAAAATAGAAACATTGCACTTGCCGTTGAGTTTGAAAATGAAGAAAGATTAAAACAAATATGTAGCACAGTAGATAAACAAGTAACAGGTGGTTCTTTGTGGGATGAAATTAGTGAAGTCGCAGAAGCCGATAAATTAAGAATCGCATTAAGACCAAACGTTGTAGTTATTAATACAGAACATCCGCAGAACATTGATGGATGGACATTGATAATTGGAGCTGGTGAAGATAGGACAAGACATAGAACAAATAAGGCGGTTAGTTCTGTTGTGTTTTCTCAATCATTAAGCAATATAGCAAACACAGATTATACAGTTGATAGAAGTAAGTTAAGAAATACAGTATATATTGCAGGAGAGGGAGAGGGAACAGACAGAAAGTGGTATAATATAGATGTTAATTCAGACGTTACTTTTGGAGAGCGTAAAGGGTGGAATAGGAAAGAACTATGGGTTGATGCAAGAGACATTCAAAGTGAACAAGATAACAAAAAACTAACAGATGCAGAGTATGAAGAGCTTATGAAACAAAGGGCAGATGAAAAAGCCAAAGACAATGATTTGAGTGAAGAGTACACAGCAACAGTTACAGATATAACAAAACAGTATACATATAAAAAAGATTATAACATTGGTGATTTTGTTACAGTAGCGGATGAAGAACTGGGAATGGAAATTGATGCACAGATTACAAACGTAACAGTAACAAGACAAAATGATAGAGATATTGTTGACATAGAATTTACGTATGGGTCAAGAATTCAAGACGTAACAGACATTATACAAGATGTTATAAACAAAGTTCAAAACAATTTAACAACAGTTAAATATCTAGAGAACAGAAGTGGTAAAACAGCAACACAAGTTCTTGAATATATAGTAGAAGAATCAGAAAATGTGAACGGGTACTATAGAAAATGGAATTCGGGTTTATTGGAACAGTGGGTAACAGAAAAAACAATCATGGCGGCAATAAACAATAAGTATGGCAGTTTATATCAAGGATTGTTTTCGTGGATATTTCCTGTTAGTTTTTTTGAGAAGCCAGAAATTGTGTTGTGTTCTAAAGCACAATATGGAACAGGTGCTTCATGGGGTACAGTTTTTAGTTGGTCAAAGAGTTCTGCCGATATAAGGGCATTTGATATAGTATCAAGAGTGTCAGCTAATGACATGGTATTTACAGCATATGCAAAGGGAAGATGGAAATAAAAGAAAGGAGTGATTTAATATGTCTGAAAGATATGGTTTTTTTAACGCAGTAGAGACAAGTAGCGGTGTATATGATAGAACATATAATGCAGAAGATTTTGCAAATTATTTTTCAAAGTTCATTAGCGATGGTGTATTTGTAGAACCAACAGACAGTCTAAAGGTGTCAGTACAAAGCGGTTTGAAAGTAAAAGTAAAAGCCGGAAGTGCTTATATAGATGGCTATTATTATGAATTGACAGAAGATAAAACATTAACAGTTAAAGTTAATAGTTCTTCATATGTTCAAACAGATTCAGTTGTTATAAGACTTGACAAAGTAAACAGAAAAATGTCATTAGAACTTAAGAATAACGACACAAGTGTATCGAACACATCAACAGTAAAAGAGTTACAACTTGCAACAATTAAAAAGTCTGTAGGAGCGTCAAGTGTCAGTGCATCAGATATAACAGATAAAAGACCTTATAATGAAGTGTGTGGATTCGTAACAGGAGTTGTACAGCAAATAAGTACATCTGATTTGTTCTCGCAGTTCACTTCAATGTTCAATGAATGGTTTAATGGAATTAAAGGACAGCTTAGTGGAGATGTGGCAACAAGTTTACAGAATCAGATAAATGAAATTAATACAAAGATAAATGCAATGCCAACAATAAGACAGGGAACAACAGCGCCAAGTGATTCGACAGGAAAAGACGGAGATATCTATATCCGTATTACTGGTTAGGAGGTGTAATAAATGTCAGCACCAAGCGGTACACAATGGAGTTCTCCATCAACAGGTACACAATATCAAGGTAGAGTTGGACTCTATGTAACATCTTCAAACAATAAAACACAAACAACAGTAACAGTGCAAATATGGTATTGGTCACAATATTCTTGTCAAGACAGTTCTAATACATTTTATTTTGACTGGGGCAGTTCTGCAAATTCTAGTATAGGAAGTAGAAACATTAATACAACGTCAAACAATGGATGGAATGTAGTGAACCAAGTTCTAATTGGAACGTACAGTAAAACGTATAATAGAGGAACATCAAGTTATACTGGTTCATGCTCTGCAAGGTTTACAGGCATTGAATACGGTGGTGGTAATTCATATACAGCAAGTGTAAGTTTTACGATTCCAGCAAGAGATAGGTATTCAATATCATATAACGCAAATGGTGGAACTGGTGCTCCAAGCACACAATATTATTATTATGGTTATAATACAAAGCTTTCAAATACTATTCCAACGAGACAAGGGTATACTTTCTTAGGATGGTCATTATCAAGCACAGCAACATCACCATCATATAGTGCAGGGCAAGCATGGGGCGGTACAAATGCTGGAAATTATATTCTGTATGCAGTATGGGAGAGAATAAGTTGTGCTGTCAAATTTGACGCTAGTTCAAATGGCGGAACTGTTAGTGGTTCTGATTCTATTGTACGAACCGTATACTATGGAGATAAGATAGGAACGCTTCCAACAGCAAAAAGGCTGAACTATGAATTTTTAGGTTGGAATACGAACCAAAATGGAAGTGGTTCATATATTAGTGAAACATATGTAGTAAAAGTAAATATAACATTATATGCAATATTCAAGTTACAAGCTAATTGCTATGCAAAACAAAGTAGTAAGTACAAAACTGGTATGATGTATAGAAAAGATGGGAAATACAGTACAGGAATTGTAAAAGTAAAAGTAAACGGAAAATATAAAGATGCAACAATTTAAGGAAGTGAAACAAGCATGGAAGAATTTAGCGAAGTTTTGTTAGATGTGCAGAAAGAGTATAAACGCTCTAACAAACTAAAAGATATTATAATTATCATTCTAATTGTCTTAATGTTCTTGCAATCAGCATTTAGTTTGGTTGTTTTGTTTGGTATGAATCGCAATTCGATTATGTAACAACGGACACAGGAGGAAAGGATGTTGATATTGACACAAGTGGAGACAATGCAAATGCAGAATATAATGATGTAAGTGGAAACCAATACAACGATAATGCGGTTCACAACCAAGGTGGTGAGAATTAAATATGGCAAGGTCACATATACATGTAACAAAAACGAGAACAATAAAAACTGTTAAGATTGCAAAGAACAGAAATAAGCAAGGTGGTAATTCTAAGAAATGTCCAGTATGCGGAAAGTTTATGGGAAGTGGTAAGCATGGATAAAAAGAACGCAGAAACTCGGACGAAATTAAAGGACATAAGCTCTGTAAAAGAGTTTGGAGATTTGATGGAGCAAACAATGTTGAGTGAAGAGGAAAAGCAGATTTTATGGATGCATTATAAGGAGAAGAAAACTTTACAATGTATAGCGGATGAAATTGGACTATCAGAAATTGCAGTTAAAAAGAAACATAGAAAGATGCTTATGAAAATAGGTAGAATGATTTGAGGGAGTGCGAAAGCACTCCTTTTTTATTGCACATATTCTTTAAGGTTATTCCTAGTATACTTTGTTTATATTTCAAAACATTAAAAGTGTGATATATTAAAAGCATGAAAGGAGTGGTGATTGATGTACAATTACACAGGGTATGGGATGAATCCATATCAGCAACAATTAACACAAAATAGAGTTGCACAGATGGAACAGCAATATAATTACCAACAGCCATATATGCAGAATCAGAGTCAAACACAGATGCTAAAAGGTAGACCAGTTTCAAGCTATGATGAAGCGAAAGCAAGCATGATTGATTTAGATGGTAGTTTGTTTGTTTTCACGGATATTGCAAATGGTTGTATCTATACAAAGCAAATCTTGTTAGATGGTTCAGCAGAGCTTAAAACATATATATTAAAACCAACAGAAAATAAAGTGAATGTTGAATATGTATCTAAACAGCAGTTTGAAAATGTTGTAAGTGAATTGAAACAAAGAATAAAAGAACTTAAGGAGGGTGTAACTTATGTTTCAGAAGTTGAGCAAACAAATGATGCAGAATAATCCGCTTTTTAAAAGAGCGGAAGAAATGGCACAAGGTAAATCGGAACAAGAACTTGAGCAAGTAGCTAGAAATTTATGTAAGCAAAGAGGGATAGATATAGAACAGGCTTATAAACAGTTTCAAGCATTTATGGGTGGTATGAGCCGTTAAAGTGTACATATAGCGGTTTATATAAATAATATTAAATGGAGGTAACAATTATGGGAATGGATGGAAATGGATTGAGTGTAGCTGATGCATTAGCACTCGGAAAAGAAAACAATGGAATGTTCGGAGATGGCAATGGAAGTTGGATTTTCTTCTTATTCTTCCTACTCGCATGGGGAGGTAACTTTGGAAACTGGGGTGGAAATGGTATGAATAGTACAGCAAGCGCATATACAGATAGTGCAATTCAGAGAGGGTTCGATAATCAAGCAGTAATGAATAAGCTGAATGGTTTGGAGAATGGAATTTGTGATGGATTCTATGCGGTGAATACTTCACTTCTGAATGGTTTTAATGGAACACAGCAAGCAATCAATAATGTAGCAGTAGCGGGAATGCAGAACACAAATGCACTTGCTTCACAGCTTGCGGATTGTTGTTGCACAACGCAGAGAAGTATTGATTCTGTAAGATATGAGAATGCAAAAAATACTTGTGATATTGTGAACGCTATTAAAGCAGATGGTGATGCAACAAGAGCATTAATGACACAGAATGAGATTCAGAGCTTACGTGACCAGTTGCAGACAGCTAATTTCCAGTTGAGTCAACAGGCACAGAACGCAACACTGATTTCAACATTAAGACCAACACCAATTCCAGCATATCAGACTTGTAGTCCATATGAAAGCGCACATATGTTTTCACATTTTGGAACAGCTTGCAATAATGCATGTGGATGCTAAAGGTGTTTATTTGATAATTTAAGGCATTTTCCGCTTATGCGTGATATATTTGTAGGGGCGGCATAAAAACCGCCCTATTCGTTTAATTAAAAGGGTTAGAAAGGGTGATATAAAATGGCATGTAGTTTATATAATAATAATGGATATGGATGCGGTGGTTGTATACACTTTGTTAAAACAGTAAGCGTAACAGTACAAGATGGTGTTTTGATTTTGAACATACCACAGGCAAATTATAGTAACAAAGAAAGAGTTTGTATTTGTATTGCACAGGCAATTCCAACAGTAACAAGTGCAGAAACGGTAGCTATAACAATCGGAACAGGAACAACACAATATGTACTTAGAACAAAGTGTGGAAATAATGTTCATGCAGACCAGTTAAGAAGTAGAAAAGTGTACCATACAAATGTTGCGACAGATGTTGGTACTTTCATGGTTAGTAGCTGTGAGTTATGTGGAACAAGCTATAATTTCCCAGTAATATAAGGAGGGCAAAACAATGTATGAAGTAAATGGTGTGAAATATGACGAAAATGTAAATACAAACAAAACAAATACAGAACAGGGATGGAATACACAGGAACAGCAACCATATATGGGAACACAAAGAAACAAACGTATGCAAGAAAACATTGCAGAAGAAGTGTATGTAAAACTTGATGAACACATGCAGAAAGCATTAAGTTTCCATGAACAGCTTGCAGACTATTTTTGTTTCCTCGGTTTACAAGGTTTTAAAAGAAAGCTAGAATGTCAGTACATGGATGAATGTGCAAACAAAAGAAAGCTACACCACAAATACATAAATCTTCACCAGAAGTTAATACCACTAAGACAAGTGCAGTTCCCACAGATGATTCCTAGAGATTGGAACAAATACACAACAGATGATGTGAATGACAGTGTTCTTCCTAAGTTTGTGAAAAATGCAATGGAACAGTATAAACAGTGGGAACACGAAACAAAAGAACTGTATGAGGAGCAGTGGCAGAAATGCATGAACAATGGAATGGGTGCTGATGCAGAGTATATTTCAAAGCTCATACAGGATGTAACAAAAGAGCTGAAAGAAATAAACAGAATGTGCGAACAGCTTAACGGTACTGGATATGATGTAATAGCAATTCATAACATGCAAGATAAATACCACAAAAAGTATAAGGATAAATACAATGATACTTATACAGATAAGTGGAAGAAAGAAACGAAACATAATAAAACAAATAAATAAAACAAAGCATAAAGCTATATATTATATATAATATAATTAATATATTTTAACTCTAAGGGGTAAATTATGATTAAAACATT